CAACAAATTCATCGTTTTATTGCTTTTAAATCATCCAATCTAATGGAAAACCTCTCACTCCTTTCGATTTATTTTAAAATTTCATCTAAACAGGCATTCCAACCAACTTTATATGACGGTGCAATCCTGTCCGGCTGTGGATATTTTCCGCACACTTTCATTTTCTCCGGCAGTTCCCGGAGCGGACACCAATCATGCCGTTTCTCTGTGAATGTGCTTTGTGATAATTTCGAAGTACCATTATTTAGCACATTCATGAGCTGGCACTTTTTAATTCCTTGAAATTCGTACATGAATTTGCACTTGCTGCACGATTCTGGCATATCCATAACCAAAATTGCTTTAGGCATATCTCAACTCCTATCTACGGCTCTAATCCGTCTTATTGAGACGATAAAACTTGTCTACAGTATCAAAAATTGCGTTTCTTGCATCTTCAAAGCCTTTCACATACGCTTTCATTTCTGCGAGGTTCATTGGTTCCTCCGGCTGTATTATCGTTTCATCTAAGCTGTTAAAAAGTCCATCTTTTTCTTCTTTTGTCACTCTACTCCACCGCCTTTCACAATCTCGATTGCTCTTCTGTATGCATCTACATACGCATCCTTTTCATTACTTGTCAGCAATTCATCAAATTCTGCGTTGTCAATTTTCATTTCCAACTGTTCCACAACCGCATCCACATCATAGGCGGTTGGTGCATTATCTATTGTCTGATAAACCCAGATAGGCACGCTTTTAGGAGCATTGTTTCTAATCGCCCAATGTAATTTATCTGCATCAATCAATCTTCCCATCGTTCGCCCTCCTCTCAATACACTTTCTGCCCGCACCCACAATATCCCGGATAAGGCATTAGGTTATGACACTTTTGGCAGAAGTATTTTCCTTCAATGATTTCTCTTGGAATCGCGGTCTGTTTCCCCACCGCCACCCGGCATTCTTCTACTGTACCGATTGCACGGTACTTCTGGATTTCTTCCAGTGCTTTGATTGCCATGTCAATAGATTCTTGTAACATCAGGTATCCACTTGTCGGCTTATTACTTTTCAGACATTCAATAGCTTCCGTCTCGTCTCTTACAAGCTTTTCATTCTCTGTCATGGCTACTCCTTTCTTACTGGCAGTCTGCCTGTATGAAAATATTCGTCATAAGCGTCAACCGTACAGCGTATTTCAGCCATAGCTATATCAACTGTTACATCTTTTCTATCCAATGCTCTTTCTGCATAATTTTTAATTCTCATCATTAAAGCCTGTGATATTATTATATTTGTGTTGTTACTCATTTCTGCACCTCCGTCAACCCATCCAAGGCATAGCATCCGGCAAATCCTTCTAATTTAACAACCATCGTTCCACACATGTTGTACGGCTCGCTGACAACCTTAAATACCTTGCCTTTATTCTTCTCCGATACATAATACTTATCATTCATGGTTACTTTTTTACCTTTAATCATTTCTGCACCTCCAACAGTTCCGGATTGTCAAAAATGTTTCCAATAACTTCCATACATTTTCTTTCTTCTGCATAAAATCCTAAGTTGCAGTAACAAGCCCCGCTTTCCTTATGGCTTGCATAACTGTAATCCAATGTCCAGTCCCCATTGCAATATTTTACAATCTCTGGATACTGTTCTTTTCTATCGCAAATATCATTCTCCCAGATCAACTTGCCGCTCTTATCCTTAAGTTCGGTGCACCGGCAGATTGTGGACGGGTCTACCTCAACCATCACATCACACAGCTTGGTATTTTCATCGAAATGTGACAGATCAATAATAAAATGTCTACCAGTGCTTTGTTCTACTACTAAATTTCCAATAATCCAATCTAATTCCTTATAACCTGTGTTATTATTCTCTTTAATTTTTGCTTTGAATAAATATCTATCTTCCATCACTTTCCTCGCTTTCTGCCAGCTTGGCATGCTCCCATACCATTGTAGATCCATTAGTGGTGCTCCATGATGTTTTGCCATCGCTCCACGCATACACATAATTGTTCTCGAATTTAGCAAAATGTTTTTTCTCCCATTCGTCGCTGCTGCGGCATCTAACATAAATCGGTGTGTCAACAGGAACTTTACTCCAATCAACAGGCGGCTTGTCATATTCGTTATCAGCCCAATCCCTTAATTTTTTTATACAATCGTTACAACCATAAAAATCACAATCAATGCATTTTCCACATGATTTCGGTTTTCCATGAACGATAGCTACTTTATATCCATCACAGGCAATTTCTGCGATCTCTTTTGCATACTTCTCTTTATTCAGCATCTTTCTTCTCCTTCCCGTACCGCAACTGATACGGTACTTCCTTAAAATCTCTCAATGCATCCGGGTTTGGATGCTTCGGTATTCTCGGCTGACGGTTTTCCATCTATGCTATGATTCTGCGCCTCTCTTTGCTTTCTCTGTGCAATTTATACCTCCGTCATTTTCCAAGACTGTTTACAAATTGTTCTGACCTCGTATAAGCCTTATCCAACAGTTCTAAGTATTCACTAAAGGAAATCTGTGCTTTTTCAGATAACTCCCTCGGATAACGCTCTAACAAAGCCTTGACGCACTGTTTCATGTCTCCAAAATATCCGATTGTTCGAACGCTTTCTTTTTCATTGCCGTCCTTATCCTGTCCGGCATATCTCTGTCTCAGGGTGTGATTCAGAGAATCAATCTCCACAAAATATCCATCCTGCAGTTCCACAACTAACTTGTCCATCAACCATTCCTCCTATATTTCATACGTCTTTCCAATAAACCGCTTATCAATGTACTTACATTCCCATTCCAGTACACTTGCAACTCCTGTCATAGTTTCATATCCAGTAGCAAGGCAGTTAATCAAATATCTGATTCTCTCATAAACCTGTCTGATCTGATTTGCCGAAAATTTAAACTGTGTTTTAAGGCAGACACCCAACATTGCAAAGTAATTAAATACCTGCGCCAGTAAAAATTTATTTGCCTGTATCATGCAGCTTGGTGCGATCTTTCGCTCTACCAGATAAAAACTTTCACGGTACGGTATTTTATTGGTTTCTTCCCGCACATCAATACCGCATTTTGTTTTCATGAAATACCCAAGCTCTTCTGCTGACATTCCATCCTTTTCGGCATCTCCTAAATACGTTTCAATCGTCTGTTCTACTCTGATAATTCTTTTCTGACCGAATCCAAACATATCATGAAGTGCCTGGTATGCCATCATGCGAACGTTATAATAAGATTCTGTAATCAAATAGTCCACATTGTTCTGTGCCTTGGCATATTTCTGTATTCCAATCAGTTCACTTTTGGAATACCCAAGTGGCTGCATCCGCTTTTTCTTTCTTGCCAGTGCATTACTCATTTGTTCTTCCATCTCCTCTCTACATCCTCAAAATGGCTAAATACAAGACTTTGAACATATTTTGATATATTTGTCCGTGCATATTTTTTAATTAGCATTTCCCCTGCTTCCATCATTCCTTGGAACCACTCATCTTCGTTATCAGCTTCATAAAACTGCTGCCGGAATTTATAATAGTCATTAAAAAACTGCCATTCTTCGGAACCTTTTTCAAATTTCTTACTTGCCATAATCATTCACCTTTTAATCAAATGGTGTGCTGCCACATACTTCTCGGAAACCGTCTTTCTGTCGCATCCGTGCTTGAATCTGTTCAATGGTTTCGGTTCGCTCGATGAATCTCATGTGATCGCCGTCAAATTGGAGAACTTCTTTTAAATGCGTTCCCTGCCTTTGTTTTTCAATTTTCCATCCCTTATATTTACCATCTTCATCAAGATTCCATAACAAGATAATGTTTGATGCATCCTGCTCAACGTCTCCGGATTCTCTCAATTCTGCCATGGTTGGCTCTTTTGTTTCTCTCATCTCTGATATTCGATTAAGCTGAGACAGTACGATAATTGGCACATGCAGTTCCATAGCCAAGGCTTTGATAGCTTTTGAAATATCTCCGACCTCGGATGCACGGTTACCGAATCTTCGATCAGCCTTGATTAACTGCAAGTAGTCAATCACGATCACATCATATCTTTGGTGCCTGCATTCTGCCCGGATTTCACTTACCGACTTCGCGCCGGTTGAAATAGTGATGCTATACCCGGAAAGTGTTTCATTCGCCTTGTCGAATGCTTCTTTCTCCCCACCAAGAAAAGCCTTTGCCCGGCGAACCCTTGTCAGACCGATTTCAGACATTCGAGAAACGAAACGCTCATACACCTGTGATTCGTTCATTTCAAGGTTATAGTAGCCAATGTTATAACCCTTTTCTGCCATCTGCCCGATCATTTGCGTAACGATTGCAGACTTTCCAACACCCGGTCTCGCACCAATTACAGTAACGTCTCCGCCTTCCAAGCCGCCAAGGCAATCATCTGTTCGATAAAATCCAGTTTTTATCAATCCCTCGCCTACATGCTCATTGAAATAATTCCCTTTATTTTCTGCAACAATCTGCTTCATAGTTTTTGAGTGAACGGTTTTGTTTTCTTGGATTTCTTCGAGTTTCGTGAGAACTTCAGCTATAGAATTGTCAATATCACACGGTCTAAGGCTCACTCCTTGAAAAATTTTTTTTGTTTCTCTTGCTCGCCAATCTTTAACAACTGCATCCGCATAACTTTTTATTGCCGTTGAGACTGGGGTAACAGATATGCATTCTTTCAATTCGCTTGCAATTATTTCCGGCTCCCATTTGTGGTTTTCAAGTGTCTGAGACAGTGAAACGACATTAATATTTTCTCCACGATCATACATGGCAAGCATTTCAGCAAAAGCATCTTGACAAAATTCAGAGCTGAACATTTCCGGCTTCAATTTGTTGTAAATCTTGTACATGGAATCATTGTCAATCAATACACATCCGATCACTCCAATTTCTGCTTCTGTCAACTGTCCTCACCTTGCTTTCGTTTCTCTACTTGGCGAATCCAGTAATCGCAATCCTCTTTCAGCCAGTCTCCGTATTTTGGTATGTAGCGATAATTCGTATCATCCGGATTCTTCTCTATATAGTCAGTAACATATGCCACTGTAGCCTCATATATCAGCTTTGCAACGGCTTTTCTGTTCGGTTCGATAACTTCTAAAAGCTTGTCCATCCATGCTACCTTGGCAGACGTTAACGACGTTTTCTTTGGATATGCATTGATCGTGTATTCCCATCCCCATTCCGCGTCAAAGTCCAAATCAGATGCAGGCACGCTTTCTTTTGTATTTTCTTTCTCTATCTCTATATCTGTATCTATATCTTTCTCTATATCTATCTCTACATTGCAATTTTGTTGCAAAATGTTGCACTCCGTTGCTCCACTGTTGCATTGCAACGCTTTTTGTGCATTTTCCCTAGATTTACGACTTCTACGAGTGCTTGCCGTCTCGCTTCCTAGGTTATCTTGCACAAAAGGCATAAGATACTCGATATTGTCGGCTGTCTGAATCAATCCGCAGGAAAGAAGATACTGAATCGTAACTTGAACATTGATTTCGTCCTCGTCAATATCAAGGGCGATCTCTTTGTAAAATTCATCTTCCAATCCGGAATATTCCAGATAGCCACCTTTTTTCAACGACAACAACTGCATCTTAAGATAGATGATCGTATATGTATCGCCACCAGCCATCTTTCGGAGTTTTTTGATTCGTTTGCTATCAAAGAAATCATCCATCAGTTTAAGCCAGTAATACCGCTTATTCTCCGCCATTTTCACTACCTCCAAGCAATTCAATAACCTTTGCCCCAGCATCTTCCGGGCGACAAAATACGAACTCAACGCCATACTTAAGTTGCATTGTCAACATAGCTTTTGCCAATACCTTGCCAGATGTCGGCTTTGTTTTCGGTAGCGGTACATTCAGCAATTTTCCAAGTGTGTGCATATATGCAATATTGTTATACCGGTCTACTCGTGGATTATGCCATGTAAATACATCATTGACGGAATACACCTTGTCTGTATTTTCAATAAGCACATACAGCTTAATACCGTTGTTCTGCGCTAAAATGCACTCATCACGGAATCTCGGATGTGCTTTTCCACAGATATTCCCTGCAATTTCCTGCATGTCCTTTTTCGTGTCAACGGAAACATCATATGTGCCAAGAAAATCCATCTTTTTAAGTTCCATCTTTCGCGCTGTCTTGCGCTTAATCACATCCATTACCTTATCCGTGGCAATTATGTAATCTCCAACCGGCAATGGTGCACGCAAGACTTCCATATCGTGGCTTTTGAAATATCTATTCTTAAGGATATGTAAGCCCTCTTTCTGTCCTTTATCCTCAATTATTAACACGTATTCTCCTTTCTGGCGGTCACTTTTAGCAACCGCCAAAGATATCTCATGGCTTTTGATAAAATGTTTGTGATATATTAAATTCCTTGCCAAAATTTCAGATACCGCATGAATGGGTTTCTTTTAGGCTTTCGCCAAGGTGTTGCAACCATCAGAACGGACAAAGGTTCATATCAACTTCCAATCCTTTTTCTGCAATATAAACATCTGCTCCGTATTTAATTGTTTCTTCTGTCTTTTGTTTGAATAGTGCGGGATCTCCGCTTTTATCTGATAAGTGAATTAGAACGACATTTCTCAATGTCGGGTTATCGTTAGTAGAAATAAATTTAAGTGCCGTATCAAGGCTCATGTGACCTCGTAGGCGGTGTTCGTAGTTCGGCTCGTCTCGGTCTACAAGTTCCATGTCATAGTTAGCTTCAACCATAATATGTTCAATGTTCAGCTTTGAAAAATTATACTTGCAGTATTCTAAGTCCGTTAAGAACAACAACTGCCCCATCTCCTCATGCTTGATTAAATAGCCGTAGCACTCGATTTCTGTGTCATGTGGTACATTAAATGGTGTTACCGAAAAACTGCCGGTTTGCCATACTGTACGTGGTGGAATGGCTATTGTACATTCTCCGGTAATGGTTTCCAATGCTGATTGCGTTTCAAAGGCTGTATACACCGGGATACCAGATTGCATGAAATCTTTTATGTACCGTGCATGGTCTCCGTGTTCATGGCTCACAATGCAACCGACAACGTTCGAGATTTTCCAATCAATCATTTTCTTGAAATCAAGAAATTTGCATCCGGCTTCAATCGCAAGGATTTCTCCATTGTCTGCAATCAAAGCATAGGAATTGCCCGAACTTCCGGAACCACAACATCTTAAGAGCATCAAACCACCTCGCTTTCTTTCAGTTTTAAAATATGCGTTTTCTCCCCATATTCTTAATAATTCGGGAAACATATGACTGTGACAATTTCATCTCTTTAGAGATTTCGCATTGCGTCTTGTTTTCTACAAAAAACATTATGAAAATACGCTTTTCTCTCAAATTCAGCGTTCCAAAAATCTGTTGAGCAAGCATGGAATTTACCACATCCTTCTCGTAATCCCTAGCGTCTGCTATCAGCTCGGCATATGGAACACTTTCGCCATTTCCTATGTCTGCATTATCATCCAAAGAGAACGCTGCTCTTACCGACTTTTTACTCTTTCTGAATGACATAAGCAGTTCATTTCTTACAATCGGAAAGGCATAGGTTGAAAATTTATAGCCTTTAGAAAAATCAAATGTATTAATTGCCTTTAACAAGCCAATGATTCCGGTCTGAAACATATCTTCATCATCCACTGGAATACTTAAATTTTGCATGACAGAGAAAACAATCCCATAGTTGGCAAGAATCATTTGCTCCTTTGCATACTCCGAATGATATGTATTCCATAATTGCAATGCTCCCTGCTTACTCAATTCAGGCTTTGGAAGATTCATGCGTCCACCTCTAATCTTTCATGAAATCTGGCAAATTCTCGTCATCCTCTGCCGGCTCAACAACTTCTGCTTCGACTGCCGCACTCTCAACTTCTTTTGCTTCTGCATCTGCAACAAAATCCTCTGAATTGGCGTTTTCGGCAATATCTCTCTTAACCTGCTCCTGCAAATCTTCCATTGGATATTCCTTGAAATCGTTGTCCTGCATTTCCTCTTTCGTATATAATCCCATTGTCAGCTCCGGGCAATTCAGACTGGAGAAGAAAGATGCGGCACGATACCGAAGCATTAACTGCGGCATGGTTTTCCATTTGCTACCGTTCTTGCCAAGCCAACCCTCGTCTTTTGCCATATCCATATTTACTTCCATGCCCTCAACCCTGCGACCATTTTTCATAGTCCAAGCCGTACATGAGAATGGCTTGCCGTTCTTGTCCTTTGCTTCGTCAAACTGCAATTCCATATCAAATTTTTCGGAATTATTGATTGCGGCAATCAGAAATTTACTGCTCCAACTCGGTCTACCCTGAATAACATACAGATTCTGCATAACCATCAGTGGACTAACTCTTAACCGCTGTGCCTGTTCAATGGCAATCAGACAGTTCGCATCGTTCTTCTGGAATGTCTGCGGAACGATTGTGGAACTTGCCAGTGCCTTTGCCATCTGCATTGCCATGATGAAATTATCTGATGTTCCGAAAATTCCAAGACTGTAATCTGTAACTTTGTTGCTGTGCGCAACCTCTTTCTTTTCCTCTGCCTTTGCTACTGCTGTGTTCTCTGCCATAATTATTTTTCCTCGATTTCTTTCCTTATTGCTTTTTTAAATGCTCCATTTTTAAGAAATTTCAAAACAAGATTGAGTTGCATATTCTTGATAACCTCTATGTGCTTTGTACTGTGATACCACATTACCCATTCCTGTTTCAAAAGTTCCTCAATGCTTGTAATCTGCTCACCCTCTGCGAATTTTCGCTGACTCAAAAGGTATTCCCTGTGTTTTTGGATTTTCTCGCATTTTGTACACTCTTCGGAAGAATACCTTGAACAATGCTTTCCATTAAGGTTTAAAGACAATGCACAATATCTACATGGATTAACTCTCATCGTCACCACCGCTTTCCAGTTCCTCATATTTCCTCACAACCGCCACCTTATCGGCACCGTAGGTTTCCACCCACTTCATATCCACTGTTTCATCCGTAACCATCAGCTTTGCACCCTTGGCATTTACAACCGTGTCACCGGCTTTTACATTATCCTCGGTGCGGTATGTATAACTTCTGGTGCTGTTTGGAAATTTTGCTTTGATATACTGCATCGTAACCCTCCTTTTTTAATGTCCCTTTGACAAATTCTCAACAATCCGCAAAAGTCGTTCGTTTGTTTCTGTGGCTTTTCTAAGTTCTCCTTCAAGGCAATATTTATTACTATTAAGTTCGTCTACCTTTGCTTGCAAATCTGAATTTTCGGCTTTCAATTTTTCAATATCATCCATGTACACGACCTCTCTTTCCTTTATTTCTTGCGTCTCTCTCACAATACGGAAGAGAACAATGTCCGGATTCCGCAAAATCAAAGAATCCTCTCTTACTTGCACTCTTCCAACGCTTGCATGACATACACCGTGCATCCGGCTGTGTGACGTTGTTTCCAATTCCTACTCTTGACATTTACACTCCCTCGACTTTCAACTGCTTGTCCTCAGAAACGCTCAAAAGAATTAACTGTGCATCCATATCCGGCACATTAAACTCATTCAGCGCTTCTGCATTGTCTACGAAAATTGGGCAACTGACACCGTACATTTCGCTAAGAGAACGGATAATATCCAGTCCAGCTACAATTCTGTGACCGCTGTTTAAGGTCGAATATGGCACACCGTTTACAGTACACTCACAGCAATCTTTCATGCCGCCATTTAACTGCATTTCGAACAGCTTAAAGTTTACTGTCTTGAAATGACTGTTAATGGAATCTGAAATCTTATCAAGTTTGAACCGGATAAATTCTTCCAAGAGATAAAGCATCTGTTCCTGATCTGCGACTTTCTGACCGATTTCTTTCTGCTCTGCCTGCAACTGTGCGATTCTCTCGTCAATCTCGACATTCATAGATGCCTTGGCAATAATGGCATTCGCTTCATCAAGCCGTGCCTGCAAATCAGATTTCTCGGCTTTCAATTCATCAACAACACTGTCCGCCCCCTCTGATTCTAACTTTTCGATTTTTGCAAGAACTTCATCATGTTCAGCTTTCAGCTTCACATATTCCTCGTTCTGTGAATAATCAGCTTCTTCCGGCAACTGCGATAACTGCTTGGAAAGTTCCTCTTTCTGCGCAAGTGTTTCCTGCTCCTGTTTCTCCAAGGATTCAATAGACTGCTGCAACTCTGCATTCTTTTTGGTCAAATCCTCAATGATGCGTTTCTGTTCAAAACCTTTGGATTTGATATTTTCCATATTTGAATTTGTCTGTTCAACAAAATTCCTTTTCGCATCAGCAAGTTTTCTAAATAAATCTTCCTTTGCTTTTTCCTTTCTTGCTTCAAAATCTGCCTTAATCTGCTCGATTTTATCGTCCGGCAGTTTCTGTCCGCACAAAGAGCAAACAGTCGTAGAATCGTCAAATACCCACTTGGATTCATCGAACTGATAAGGTGTTTCATCAAACGCCTTGGCTTTCTCTGCATTGTATTTCACACCCAGAGCCTTACGTTCAGCATCGGCATTAGAAATAGACTTTTCGTTATCCATGATCTGATTCTCTGTGCCCTGAATCTTCTGGTGTAAATCATCAATCTTTCCGTCAGTATCAAAGATGGCATCATCCAGTTTTCTGCGCTTCGCGGACAACTCTCCGCTCATGGTCTGCGTGATTCCTGACATATCGAACTGCAACTGCATTTCTCTGCTTCTCAAATCCCCAATGGCACTTCCGGAATTTGCAATCTTGCCGTCTATCTCCGCAATCTTTCTTGTCAGATCAGCCTTGACAAGCTCCTGATCTGCCACATCAATAACAACCTTAGATTTCTCTGCTTCATCAATACGGACCGGAATTTCAGCCTGCTTCTTTTTCCACTCTGTAAGAGCTTTTGAAAACTTAGAGCGAATATCATCCGTAGACGGTGCTTTCTCCAATTCATCAAACAACGGTGCATACTTGGCATCTGTCTTTGCCAACTCCACATCTGAAAAATCAGAAATAAGTTTCATCAGAATATCTCTCTGGTCTTTCCATTTCAGAGAAGAAAAATACTGCGGATTGGTCAGCATCTTAAACATTTCCTCGCTCTGCGCAAGACCGGAAACATAATCCTTGAAATCAGCTTCACTCTTCGGATAACCGTCAATCTCAAACGAATTGACATTTCCCTGCAAAGTCACGGTATCGGTGCCACGCTTCTTTACCCAGTTCTGCTTCTGAATCTTTGAAAGTTCCACTTCTTTCCCATCAACGTCAATAACTCCCACAACCTTGATTTCCAAGTTATCAATGCGGTGCCCGTCCTTATCCAATGGTCTGACATTGAATTTTTCCTCGCCTGCACTGTTCTTATTAAACAGAAGCCATGTAAACGCATCGAAGATAGTTGTCTTTCCTGCGGCGTTCTGTCCTTTAATACTTGTCTTATTAGAGAAATTCACATCAAGGCTCTTAATTCCCTTGAAATTCTCCATATGTAACGATCTAATTTTCAGTTTCATTTTCTTTCTCCTTCCGCTCTTTATATTTTTTAAGTGCCTCTTCAAAGCATGCTTCATCGTCAACATATCCAAGAGCTGACTCTATAATTTTTGAATTAATAGTTGTTCCTTTTTTTCCCATCAGCTCAATGTCTCTTTTTTGCTCATTTGCAATAATGGCACATGCTGTATGAACTTTTGTCCTGCATGCAACCAGATCTGCATATTCTTCGACGGAAATTGTAACGGTATTTTCTGCCATCTTAATTTTCCTCCTCTAATACATTAATTTTGCTTACAGACACCTCGTAGGCTGTCCGCTGTTCCTCTGTTCCATCTTCATATTTCTTGATGTACCCACGACTCTGAATACGTCCAATAAATTGCACATGAGTCCCAACCGGAAACGTAGATGCAAATCTCGCATTCCTACCCCAGCAGATACATGGGATATAATCTGATTTTCCGTAGGAGCGGTTGACTGCAATCAAAAGATCTGCGATCTCTCTTTTAAGCGGTGTTTTCCGGTAAACAACATCTTTGCAGATGAACCCATCAAGCATGATTTCATTTTCGTTGTCATACTCATCAGTGATTATTTCAATATCACGAACAAAAACAGACAATATTAAACGATTTTTGCTCTTTTCGTGCCGATTAAAAGAACGTAATTGACCGGAAACGCTTATCACAGTTCCAATGCATTCCTTACTCACGTCAAATAATCTTTCTGAAATTGTCAGTGGAATCACATCTGCAATATCGCTTTTTCTGTTCACATCAAGAAACAGGTTGTAAAACTGTTCTCCATATACCTCATGGCTATATTCCGGTTCTGAAACAATTTTCCCGGTAAGTAAAACATTATTGTTTTTCATTTTTTCATCCATATTTGATTTTCCTCTTTTCTCGTGCTAAAATAGGCGCAAATAGCTTATGCTATTGCTTGAACTGGAATCATTCTGCTTTGGTCGGTTCGGATGATTCCTTTTCTTTTTCTTTGCTGTAATCTGTGTCAAATGCGATATAGGTAATACCGTCATCGTCTTCAGACTCACTGTTATAATTATGATATACGATCTCTTCTGTATACTCCTACCACTTATAGGAACCATTGGCAATCTCATCACCATACAGGGAAACAAAATCTGTTATTAATGCGATAAACTCTGAATTTGTCGGTTTTCCTTTTTCCACTGAAACCGTGTAACCAAAAATTTTGTTGATCGCATTTGTATTGCCATTTGTCCAAGTAACTTCTATCGCGTGCCGTATTGATCTTTCTACTCTCCAGACTGTATCGCTGTTTTCTTCTGCGATTTCAGTATAGAGTCCTTTAATAATGCCGATAAGTTTACTTCTGTTTTCAAGACATTTCTCAACCGCACTTATTATGTAACCGTAACCCTTAAGGCTATGTTTTACGCCGATCTGATCTAATGTCTTTCTTAAAGCAATGTTCGTTTGTTTATCCATGAATTCCTCCTGTTAATCTTTCCAATTCCATATGAGTTATTGGAAGCTACCAGTTTTCCGTTCTATTTTTCATAAACATAACCTCTGTTCAAGAATTTGTTGACAAAATATATCTGTCCTTTTCCAGTTACCTTAGTTGTGCGAGTTATCCTTACAGAGCCGTCCGGGTTCTGAACATTGCTTTCCTTTACCTCGAACAACCCCTGTTCAACATATCTCTGCTGCGGCATATTCTTTGACGAACCATTTTTAATAAGGAAGTTATTCTCACGCAACCACTCAAACAACCGCTTCTGTCCTATCTGGTAGCCGTTCTGGCAAATCAGTTTTGCCAAATCTCCGATAAGGATTGATGTGTGACTTGTTGCCACCGCATCGGCAAAGATTTCTTTCGGTTTCATCCTCTGATTTTCAGCAATCAGACTGGTGTTGATTTCCTTAAGGCTGTTGATTTTCTCGTCAGCCATCTTTAACGCTCTGGCAAATACCTGCTCCGGTGTGTTCCACGCCTTTTCCAAGTCGATGAGGTACTGGCGAATTTCTTTTCCTTTTTCCGTTCTCTGCAACATACAAATCTGTTTTGCCATATCAACAGAAATATCAATATCGTCTACCTCTCGCTGAACCTCTCTGGTTCCCTCGATTTGAACCCGTACTTTTTTGTTCGGGGTTGAAAAATCTATGCCCTGTACGAATCCATACCCAGAATATCTTTCAAACCATTTACTGAAACGTTCTGTACCTTTAACTCCGTCTTCTTTCGATAATAAATCGTATAAATCTCTTGCCGATACTGTCTGTGTATCAAAATTTACCTTCACTAACTCGTCCATTCCATCCAACTCCTTTCTGTACTATAATCGATGTTTAATCGGCATCAATCCTAATAATCGTTTCAGCGATACGGTCAATTTCTCCTGCAATGCGAATTTTTGTTTCCGTATCAGATGTTTTCTTGCTTTCCTCTGCCAGTGTTTCAATTTGCTGGTAGAGGGTATCTTTTACTTCTTCAATGCTATGCGACATTCTTCTCCTTTCTATGTTATAATTCCCTTATCATCAAATAAGGGAGGTGCTAAAATGATTGAAAAGACAATTCATGACTTAGCTGTCGCATATGCCAGTTCAAAACTTTCAGAATATGAAATTGACAAACGCGAAGCTCCACTTTGCGGAAATACAGAAATGTCATCCGAAGAAGTTCTGTATTTAAAAGCGGCATACGATTTTGCTGTCAAAAATCTTTCGGAGTAGGTTCGTACCTTTCTCCAACCATTGCATGAGAAACAGCTTCTTTTATCACTTCATGCTGTTTCTCCTCTGAAACAGACTGCTCAATGCGTTTTAGTGTACCGTCAATACTCTTTAACGTATTGAGCATTTCTTTTAAAATTCTCACTGCATTTCTCCTTTCTCATTATTTTTAGGGCAAGCCTGTTCGTTAGCTAAAATCATTCCCTCTGCGACTCCGAGAACGTAGCTCTGTTTCTCTTTATCAAGTTTTGGAATTGCTTTTGAAATCCTAACAATTAGGTCTTTTTCCTTTTCGCTCATTTGGTTCACTTCCTTTCTTGTTGACTTTGTAAGCATACAATATCATACAATGTAATCAATGTCAATACCTTTTTGTTGACATTGTTAGCAATTAGTGATATATTATTTTTTGCAGGAAGGAGGTGCTTGATAAAATGAAAGAACGTATAAAATTTTTACGTGAAAAACTAGGGAAGAGCCAAGAAGAATTTGGCAAGGAACTTGGATTATCAAGAAATTACATTTCTTTAGTAGAAAATGGTCAAAGAAATTTATCAGACCAGTCCTTAAAGGTTCTTTGCTCTTTGTATTCGGTAAATGAAGAATGGGTTCGGACCGGAAAAGGAAATATGGAAAAATCCAGAACAAAAAATCAAGAAGTTTTTGATTTTGCAAATAAAGTGATGGATTTGCCAGACAAAAAATTTAAGAAACGCTTTATAGAAGCATTGGCAAAGCTCGATGAAAGAGATTGGGAATGCCTAGAAAAAATTGTATTAGAAATAACAAAAGAGGGCTAATCGCCCTCTTTTGTTATATTTATTACTGCCTTTAGTATTTGACTTAAAATCCAAGTATCGTCAATTTCAGATATTTTTTTTATTAGCTCTTTTTTGTAGTTCTCATTTACTTCGTTTTCCCCCATATTGATTTCCTCCAATCATTCCGCACTTCTGATAGCGATAAACAAATTATAGAACTTATGTTCGATACCGTCAACCCAATTTGACAAATTGCTACAAATTACAAACTCGTTTGTAGTTGAGGGACAAGAAAACGCCTTATCCCGCCCCTCAGCCAGAACTTGAAGTGCCCTTATCGGACAATTTTATTTTACAAATTTTCCCGCAAACATTCAATTTCTTTCGGTCGCAAGTTTCGACAGGTAAATTTCTTATTGTCACATAATGTCGATTGATTAGTTTAAATTTTGTTAAAAAATTAATTACTGGTTGAAAATTATGCATCTGCCAGTTATCTGTGATAAATTTTAAGTGCATAATTTCCCTTTCTGCCCGCAGGCTTTATGCAAAAGAGCCGGCTACACAACACATGGTCATGTAATCGGCTCTTAGGCTCTTGATTTTATTATATTTCTGCACAAGTTTTCTTTTGTGCCAAGTTGTCCGCTTTATTCGTAAAACAGAAGTTAAAAATCCTTAAATTTTACAGTTTAGGCGCGATCTTTACCATACTTAACCATTCCTGCACATTAAGATTTGAACCTGAGTTCTGATAAGTACTGAGTGTACCAGTCTGTCCCGGTCCGAAAGTGCCACCACTCGTTACCTGTAAAGTTACTGCACCGCCGGATACCGCAGGAACTCTGACTCGTCCCATGACATAGTTAGATGTTGTATTTGTTATAAAAACTTCACGAAACCCATTTGCGTTTGAACTGAAAGTGACAAGACCTGTAATAAGATAATACCCATCATCCGGGACAGTGAAATACTGCACGACAGGAGTCTGGTCATTATAATTTGTCATAGTATTGGATAAGCTAGATACATTATTTTTGGCATCCGCCTTTTTTAAATATGTGTCTGAAATGTTATTACCATCGTGATCTGCATCAGCCCGACCAACACGTACAGCAGGATAGGTGTCGTCAAGTTCATTATGTGCGATCAGATTAATTACTTTGTCGCCAGTATCGAACATTGGTGTAAGAGACCCCATAAGTCCAGACCAGTCATCTTTTATAATTTTTATATACGACTTATTTGCTAAACCGTCGTTTAACGATGATATCGCTCCCGTGCATGTCCCATTCCCAATCTTAGAAATATCCGTCGTTCCAAGCATTTTATAGAGATACCGCACATTTTTGAACATCTGTGACACCTTTTTTAAAATAGAAGAATGTTTTTCGCCACTTGATAATTTTGATACGCTTGTCCATGCTGACGCGGACCCATCTGCCACATCACTGCTTGTAAAAGTTGCTGTATTCTCTGCTGTATCTCCACCAGTTGCCACTGCACCGACGTTTTCTGCTGTGAGTTCTACATTGCCCCTGCGGAAAGTATCTTCGTTTGCACCTTTAATTCCAGTTACCGGAGTTCCGGCAAGCACGTCCCATTTTTCATCTGATGTTTTATAGATGTTTGCTCCGGCAGGAATTACATTCCCAGCTCCCTCTTTAAAATCATCCGTGGTTGTAAATTCGTCTGAAATATTGAACATCCACCCTGTGCTAACATCCGCAAGTGCCGGAAGATCTGCAAATGCAACTGTTCCGTGTGGCTGCAATCCACCTTTAAGTCCTTCTGATACATCTTTTGCCTGCTGATAGTAATACTTTGCATTGTCAGAATCTTCACCCTCTCTGCTTCCTGTACCACCAACAGCATAACTCTGTGCCTTGGTTGCACTTTCTTCTGCAGATTCCGCTTTACCGATGATCTCCGCAGCCTTTTGAGTTGCAATATCTGCTTTTTCGGCTGCTGTATCAGCTGACTGACTGGCAGATGATGCTTTCTCCGTGGCTGTGGCAGATGATTCACTGGCGGATGTCTCACTGACTTTTGCGTTGCTTTCGGATGCCGCTGCCGCCGTAGCTGACTTCGCTGCCGCTGTCTCGGACGCCTTGGCATTGTCCTCTGATTTTTTTGCAGCCGTCTCACTGGCTTTTGCGGCATTCTCACTTGCTTTGGCATTGGCTTCAGACGTTGCTGCCGCTTTCTGGCTCAATTCGGCTTTTGCCGCCTCAACCTTAATCTTGGCAAGATAATTCGGTTCCAAATGCTTTTCCTCTATGCTTCCCTCTTTCACGATTGCCGACACCTTGCCGGATGAATCGATATAAAATGCCACTGTATCAGAATCAAGAAATTCATACTGTGTAATCAGTGCTGACAGATCTATGTACTGTTTTGTGCCATCAATCAGAGTCAGGATAATCTGCTGTGTAGTTGGATTGTAAGTGAAGTTGACAGCGATCTTCTCCATCTGCGTATCGATCGTAACCTTGGACCCGTTCTTTTTCGTGATTGTGATAATTCCCGTCGATTCCTCGAATGTCACGTCTGCAACAAGAGTTGCTACCTCTGCTTTTGTGGCTTTCGTGGTATCAAGAATGATTACACGATCATCAATAACGCCAATGGCTGCGTCCATTTTGTTAAGATTGCTTTCATTAAGCGGTGTTTCATCACTCGGGTAATTCTCCCAATTAATAGCACTATGCGCTTTATTCATGTTCCTCACTCTCCCTTTCCTTTGCAAGCTTCATTTGTTCCCGCTCTACTGTAACCTGCCTGTTTGCCTCTTCCTTGATCTGCTGCAGAATATCCTTAAACACCAGGTACTTAGCTTCGATTGGGACATCCCCGCACAAATTTACATAATTTATAATGTCGTTTTCAAATTCACGAATTTTTGCATTTATCATAGAATACCTACCGTTTCCTTCAATTCTTTTATTTCTTCATGCTGTAATTGCACTGTTGCAACCAGATCAGCGATCAGCTCTGTATAATTCAGTCCGTAATACTTTTCTCCGTTACCGTTTGAGAAAATTTGAGGGCAAATATTCCATCCTTCTTCCACACTTTCCAAAACATCCTGTGCTATAAAGCCATGATGAAATCCATCCTTTTCGAAATTATAACGATACGATTTTGCTCTTAAAGAATAAATAAACTCAGATGATTGCTTTTTGCTTAAATCTAAAATTGTGTTTTTTATTCTTTTGTCAGATCCATTAATTACTCCACCTCTGAATCCACCTACTCCGGTATCTCCGTCTAAATGGATCATCATGTGGTCATTATCGTTTGCGCCTTTATGCAATGAAACCTGATTATATTGAACCGTACATTTATGAACAGGACTTTCAAGCGTCCCTTCCACTGTTCGAAATCCATCCGTTCCCATCTGTACAAGTGTTCCACTGCGTTTAAATTCAATAAGGTTTTCTACAGACTCTTCCGTTTGAATATGCATATATCCCCCGGTCATTTCCATAGAACCTTTTAATTCAAGCAGTTTTGATTTAATTTTGATACCCTCGGCTGACTGGTTGATTTCTGAAATGACGCTGTCTTTTGATACTTTCAAGCTGATCTGCTTTGATGACTGCGTAATCGTACTGGACGCACTCGATGAAAGCTGCTTAAATTTCTTTATCAGAGTCCATTTGTATTTTCCACTGCTTATTCCACCATCTGGTTCGCAACCATAAAACTTTCCAGTATTCTGATCCAAAAAACTGTGTCCAGAATAATACGAAGATGCAGGGTATGTATCTTGTGGATTCCCGAAACCACAATGTGTAACGTCATAATCTTCGGTATCCCATACTGTTAAAGAAGCACTGACTTCTGACCGTATCTTAGTTGAGGTCACCTCTATCTTTCCGGACAAATCGCCCTCTGCTTTGCTTGCTCTCGTAACTTCCGCTGTAATCTTGTCCTCATTAATTTTAATAGCTGCTGCAAGTTCAACTTCCTGTCCCTGTGCTCTTTTTACTTCTGCTGTAATATTATTTGCGTTTTGAGTAATCCGTGATGATAGACCATCGGCTGTGTTTTCCACTTCCGTCCGGATTTCAGTCGCAGTCTGTGTGATCCGTGATATCAGTTGTTCTTCTTTATTCTCGATCGTGCTCTGTGTCTTTTCGATGGTTCGCTCCAACACATTGCTCTTGCCTTTGAGCTTTAAAATACTTTTCTGTATTCCGTTCGCCCCGTTTGTCCGGTACTCTTCCCCATCCGCTTCCAAATCATCACGCAAAGCCTGTATGCCTTTCAGAGTTCTTTTCAGAATATAGGACTCGATCAGTTCATATCTGGTCGGCAGCCGCACTGCATCCCCGACCTCAAGGCACGGATTTCCTTTGCAGTCTGCCGTAAACGGGCGATAAACAATCCCCCTGATCTTTGAAAGAACATTGTTTGCAATGCCTTTTAATTCTTTCGTTCCTTTACCATAGACAAGAAAATTATCCTCGATCACATAAGCATTGTCTCCAGTACCCACAATCACACCGATATCATTCTTCTGCTCCCGGATCTGTAACTTATTGATTGTTTTAACAAGAAAATCTTCATACTCAGCCGTTATATATAAATCCTTCCCGATACGGTTGCTTTTCGGATCTCTTGGGAACAAATCATCTGCCGGATAAAGATCGTTTCTCGGATAAAGTCCCTGTATCTCCTGTTCCAGATAAATATAATGAAACTTCCCGTCGCGCCCCATATGCCCCATACAGCCATTGATCTCACAAATACAGGACAACACTTCCTTGCCGCTCATAGATTCGCCTATGGTGCTCGATTCCTCTGTATCAGAACTTGTCTCGCTGGATGCCGTGACTGCAACTGTTTTTTCAATAGACATGCCGTCATTAACCAGTATAATGTCAGCCTGCTCAATCCCGAAGTGCTTAAAAAAGCTGTTCCGGAACTGTTTCATTGTGACCGGATCATAAACTGTAACGGTCGTGATTGTGCCATCTTCATCTGTTTTCTGTTCCTCGTGTGACGGAAATACAGTGTTGTACCATGCTGCCACATCGGCTGTTAAAACATCATACAACGCGTCATAGGCGATAACTTCACGGCATGTTCTATCTGCCGTAGGCGTGTCAGAATCAACCTTGTATCTCCCGAACTGAAACGCCGCATCCGTGTGACCATCAAGTGACATTCTTACTGTCAGCCATTTGCCTTTCATTGGTAGAAATGTGTTTGAGACGGTAAATTTAATCATGGCAGCTTCACACGAACCAAACGTTAATTCCTGTTCTGAACATAGGCTTTCTGTTAGTTCAAACATTTCCTGGTGCAGCTCTGTATTTGTGATGTTGATTTTCCCATCATCTGATACAATCATCAGCTGTTTGTCTACTGTATCTTGTTTGAACAAATCAGTGTATTTGTAATTAACCACCGTACACACCCCCTATGAACGCAAACCGGATAGAATTGTAACGAACTATTCCACCATATGTTCCATATATTGTTGGTTGAATATCAGCCATATAGCCATATTGTGTTACATAATCGTCATATTCCGGTATGTATGCCGTGATATAACATGCTCTCCCTGTTGCATTTGTGAACTGGCTTCTGATATTATTTAACACCTCATTAAAAGTCTTATTTGTCAGCATTGCCGGTGTCTCAAACTCCACTTTTAAAGCCTTTAATTCCACGGCATTTCTATGCAGATAACCGTTGGCATCCGTATAATCGTCTAAATCCTGCATGTTAACATATGGACTATATGATTCCGCTTTCATAAAAGACATTGGCACTATGTAATTTCCAATCTTTAAAAGCCATCCGCTGTATGCCATATTTCCACCACCTAACTGTTTGGGTTTGCGGCTGTCTCAAATGACAGTCGGTAAAATTTGTACAAAAATAGCACCTACCACCAATTTGATAGATGCCACTTCTTTTTCTTGATCTATTTTGTAATTACTTCGATATTGGGTGATTTAATCACAATTTTCTCCGTTGTGTGAATTACTTCCGTGTTCCCATATGTAATCCTGATTTCTAATTTGTTCATAAAATCCCTCCTAAATTTCATACTCCGGGTATGCTGCTTCCCAAACATCCCTATGGTAGGTATTTACCTCTCCATAATTTGCATCAAAAATCTTTTTCACGCCATATCCAAGTTCAATGCTCTTTTCTTTGAGTTTTCGCCAATTAAATGTTTTCCAGTCCACACCGTTCATTGCTGCAACACGCTTAATAGAATACCAGTCTTTGCTATAGTCAAGTTCCTGCTGCAGCTTTTCATTCTCCTGTTCTGCAATCTGCCTGCGCTCTACCTCGTCTGCATATGCTCGAAGTGCCGATGGAAAATCTTTCGGGACCTGCCCCCTCTCCATCTCGTTAAAACGCTTTACATATTTTGCTGTGAATAGGATACCTTTTTCTCCTGTAAACTTATTAGCAAGAAAATCACAACCAATCTTGGTAACTTCATAACACGGCATCTTCTTGTTTTGCCCTGTCAAATACGTTGATTTGATGAAATAATCGGTAACGGGAATTTTCCCTTTACCTAATGTTGGTATAATTCCTGCCTGTTTAGTGCTTCCGTCTGGATTTGTTGTCCCTTCCAATTTTTTTAAAATCTCATAGTGCGGAACTTCCATCATTTCTGCAATTTCAAGTGTTGTTATCGTTTGCGCATCATTCCCGTATTGGATTTTTTCTTTACTTACAAGAGCTGTATATGCCATACTTTCTATCTCCTAAATTTCCGAGCCTTACATTTCGCAAGGCTCAACCTTTAAATTCACGTGCGTTAGGAACATACCCTAACAGGAGTCGCACGCTATATATTTAGTAAGATTGTAATTTCCCGTGACGAAATACTGGAATAGCCCCAAATTTTCGGGGCTAAGCGGACAGGTAAGTTATATCTGCAAATTGTTCTATTCTATTTTTGCAATCCCTATAAATATCCTTGTAGTGCATACCCATTGACATATCAATTCTAATAGTCTGCAAAATAATGCTTTCTACAAGGGTTAGATTATTGAGATCTGAAACTGTGATATTGTCGCGATTTCCACCAATTACTGATTTTGCCAACTTGGTATATGTCACATACAGTTTATCTGAATGCGTACTTCCTTGTTCTTTGGCATAGTCTACAAGGAGTTTAATCACATCAGTTTCTTTCAGCCGATTTTCTTTATTAGCAATTCTTGTTTCGCCCCATAGTTTCGATTGCTTTTCAAGAATAAATCTGCGCATTGCATAAAACTGTCGAACCAACTCTTTCTTAAACTTCACAACTATTTTTGAATTTCTCAAAAGAGTTATAACAAATGTTGCTTGTTCCTCATTCAAATAATAAACTCTTTCCGGCTGTCCCCTTTTCCCCGATTTTAAATCGGAGAAATCAATATTGCCAAAGTCTAAAATATCTTTCTCGTATTTTCTGATAATAGCAACAACAGATTCATGTTGGTTATTTGTTCCATCTGCAATCACTTTGCTGTTTGTAAAAACATCGTTTCCTTTGAGTTCCACCAATTCATACATCCTCTTTTCCACCTTTCTTTCGCTACTGTCATTTGACAGGCAGGTTTAAATTTCATTTTTTTATTTTTCTTATGCAGTTTGAAATAAATAAAAAGACCACCAAAGACTGAATTTCTTCAATCTCTGGCGGTCACGAATCCGCACCTATTCCTCATAGGCTTGCAGGACGTCCTAAATTCTTTAGGTCTTGCCTGCGTGATTTTTAATTATTTTGTATTCTATACCATATGCCAAAATCTGTCAATCAAATTCCAACCTCTGCTGCATATTGGCATCGTCAATCTGTTCCTGCAAAAAATACGGCGTCTGATAGGCATTTATCACTTCCACTGCCTTGTCGCACTGGTTACGCTTGATGCTCTTGTAAGACCGAACACCAAAGTTGTATTTCAGATTGGCATACAGATTGTTGTAAACCTTTTGGCGCAATCCACGGTTGCTGTATGCGCTTGACTGTTTGCCGCCCATGATTGAAACGCCTTTCTTTCTGACAGCTTCCGTAATGCGGTCGGCTTCCACCGGAAGTATCGGCAAGTCCATCTTAAGACTTTCCAAATCCGCCTTGATTTCGTCAACCTCTGCTTTCAGTTCCGTGTGCCCCTGTGCAAGCAATGCAATCTTCCCGTCCGTGGTTTGCGGCATCATGTATGTACCAGTCTTGCGAATGGATGGGAGAACTTCGGATGTGACCCATTTCTTGAACTTCTTCGCACTTTCCAGTTTGCTACCAAAAATGAGGGAGTACAGACCACTTTCATTGATAACGGTTATATCCCTATTCTGACCCTGACTCACCATTTTGGTGAGTTGCTTATCCTCTTCATAAACGTGCCTTTTTATTGCGTTAATCGGAGCTGTTCCTTTTCCAAATCCAAGTGCCGTTGCAATATCTATTCCCACAAACCACGGCTCATTGTCAATAACTACTGTTCTAATATCTCCAAACTCTGGATTGTTAAAAATCTGAATATCGTTCATCAGCAAATCCCCCATTTCTGCTTAAATGAAATAATTGTGTTCAAAATAAACTGCAAAAATTTTTCGTCCTGTATGCTCTGGATTTCCGTTATCAGCTGTTCTTTCATCTTGCACCGCCTTTCTCTTCCTGCGGTTCAGAAATGTTCTTTGCGGCTTTGTATATTGCTTCACATACACGGATGCTCTGCGTGCTCAAAAGTTCTGCTATTTTCTCAATTGTTTCGGTTCTGGTCATAGATTTTTCCTTCCTTTCAATTTTTTCTTGAAAAGAGATACTCTCTATGATAAAATATTTCACAGAGAGTTATCTCGGTTGATAAGGAGTTGTTTTCGTTGGTAGCGTGGCAACTTCTTATTTTTTTTGACCTTTTAGCTTTTCAATCCCCGCCCTTATAAGTTCTAATATGGAATATCCACTTTCTGATGAAAATTTCATAATTTCATCTTTTTCTTTCTTCGATACTCGAACATAAAGTCTTTCATTCATAGGATTGTCAACTTTAGGTCTGCCTGTGCGTGGAGACATTCTCAGCACCTTCTTTCTGTACGCACATTTAATATATAATAGTACGCACAAAAAGTCAATACTTTTTTAAAAAATTTTTACGCTGTCACCGCCTGATACATTTCCTCAACAAGAGATTTTACATCGCTTTCAAACAACTTTGCCGCAATCTCATAAAGTTCCGGTATCTTTCCCATAACCCTGTCAATATAGTCAAGTTTACCTTTGCATTTCGGTTTGTGTTCCGTATTGTAATTATCCAGTCTATTTTGCAAGTCAATATGATACTTGTTTTCAAACTCCCGATAAAGCAAAGCCCATCTTTCTTTGTAATTTGCATGATTGTAACGTACAACTCTATTCAACACCTGTCTCTTCTCCGCAAGTGAAATATCATCCACAAGTCCTATAATCACATCTTCTTTGTGCATAATTTCATTCTTTTGTCTTTCTATGGTTTCGTTCTGTTCTCTAACCGTTCTAAGGGTCTGAGCAAATATCAACTTTGTGCTTTCATCAGCATATGGAAGATATGTGGAAATAAACAGGTCTTCATTGCTAACATATCCACCAGTTTTTCTAATCGTTGGCAACACTTCATCAGCAATCCAATCTGTGAATTTTTCAGCGTTTGGCTTATGGCTCTTGAATACCAACTTATAAACTCCGCTCTCTGTAATAAAATTTTCTCCAGTATTGTGTAATTTTCTAAAGTCACTTTTCTTGACTTTAGAATTTGTCAGCTTTACAACCTGTTTATCGTTCATCTTAGAGACTGCCATTTTTATAGCACTATCGCCTAACTCTAAACATTTACCAACATGATAGGGGTTAAACAAAACCTGTCCATCAAATTCAAATACTTCTACCTCATGTCCTTCAAAAATCATTAAATCAGTCATTATACATAAACCCTTTCATTCATTCAAATATAGTCATCTTGCGTAAAACTTAGCGTTATAATATCCTTAGTAAAACAAAATGTATATTTTATCTTGAGCAAGTTTATATATCTTCCGTATATAAAATAAAACGCACACGAAAATGATTTTTATTAAATCCTTTATCTTTCGTATGCGTTCAGTTCATCATAAATTTTTTCAATTCCAACCCTAATTATCTTTGACCTGTCTTTTTTTTCTGCATTAACTATAAAATCAAGTTTTTCTATTGTTTCTCTGTCTATACGTATTTCCAGTCTCCTATCTTTTGGATTGGTTTTAATTTTTTGTCCTTTTTTCGGCACACAAATTTCTCCTTTCTTTTTATTTTCTATAATTTTATCAAAAAGTCCGTACGATGTAAAGAAACATTTATGTATCAAAAAAAGAAGCGCATCACTGCGCTCCCTCTCTTAATACCCTATTGTATCAACTGCATACTCTGCCTCTTCATCTGTAAATTTATCATATTTTAATTGGTCTATGAGTCCTTGTCTTGAAAAAGATGTTAAATTCAAGTATTCTTTCGCCTTTTTCACAGCTTCCTCTTTCCAGTCAGCTCCACAATTATCTGCCGCATATACCGCTTCTTCATTGGTATACTTTTCATATTCTAACTGGTCAATCATTCCTTGATATGAAAAACCTGCTAAATCAAGATATCTCTTTGCTTGTTTCAAGGCATTTTGCTGCCCAAGCGTTATTTGTTCACTTTCTTGTATTTCTTCCGATGTATCAGTTGTTTCACTAATTCCATATTTCGAATATAGATTTTCTGTTTGTACAATCATTTCCGATGCTTTACCGCTAAATTCATCTGGAATCTTAAAATGGTCAATTTTTTCGTTTATTGTATCTTTTACAATTTTCCCATTTTCTACAATATAAGAATACTCTTCGTCTCCTATGTACCCTACATAAGAAACTGATAATCCAAGTTCTTGTGGACGCTTGCATATGCAATAGCAGTCAAAATACATAACATAAATATTATCATAATGACCATATGCACCTACGCAGTATTTATTCCCGTCTTCAAATATTCCAACAAAATTATTGTTTTTATCGTCATATTCAAAGTTAGCCCCCTCAACCACGGCTTTTACTTCGTTTTGTTCTGTTTCTTTTGTTAAATTCTGATCTCTATCATTATTTTCTTCTTTGCTTTGATGCTCGCTATAATATTCTTCCGTTTTTTCGCTTTCAACGGTTGAATATTCGTTATCAAGATTTCCGCTACACCCTATAAGCACCACGGTAGTCATTGCCAAAAATACTATCCCCCACTTTTTCATGAACTCCCTCCCATTTGTAATATGTTATACAAACCATACCACAAACGAAAGAGAGTTGCAATTAAAATATAGGAACTGGATTTCTCTGCGTTCTATTTGCTTCCTGTCTCCATTTTTTTACTGTCCCTTGATACGCTTTATCTGAATCAAGAACCGCCGTAATATCTGCTTTTTCAAGTTTTGATACAATGACGTCTCCCAGTTTATCGTAATCAATAGCGCTTGACATTGCTATCTGCATTTCTTTTCCAATAGTACTTTCAATGCTACCGGAATTGTATTTTATAGATGCGTTTACGTTGTCAGTTATGCTTCTATTGTACTTATATACAACTTCCGGCGCTGCTTTTAACCCTGCCAATCCAAAACTGTCCTTAATTCCCTCGGACCAGTTTTTTATCTCCTTAAATGTACTTTTAGATCCATCAGAAATACCATTATTAAATCCTTCTACCGTAAATCCTGCAAATTCTTTAAACACTCTTGATGGCGAATGTATGCCCATCAAATTTGTAAACCAAGAACTGATATTGGATACCCAACTGGAAATAACTCCGTACGTGGTGTTCTGGTTTCCGGAAACTCCGCCATTGAATCCCTCTACAGTATATTTACCATAGTCAGAAAATACTGTGGATGGTGAATGTATTCCCATATTGGTTGTAAATGGCTGTTTAATGTTGTTCTCAAGATATGTGAGCATGGCATCATTTGTTGTGTTCGAATTTTCTGAAATACCATTATTATATCCATCTATCGTATTTTTCGCCCATCCTCTTCCCATACCAGAAAGCATGGCATCTTTTAAACTTCCTTTTTGTGTAATTGCTCCTGTTACTGTGTCTACAGCACTTTGAGATTGAGCAACACCGCCATCTGCAAGTCCATTTACGACAACTTTTCCACCCGCTACTGCTACATCATATCCTCTTCCGTTATACCATGTTGTTATTGCTTCTTCTAATGCACTAGTCATTGTCGGTATGGCTTCTGCTGTACCGGCTACTCCGCCAATTCCAAACTGAACAACACCTTTTTCTCCAAGATTATACATATCCTGATCGGTCGTTCCATAAGCGTCAATAATTGTTTGATAAAGTTCTACTGCTTCTTCTCCAACTACCTGCTTGCCATTAACGAACACTCCGCCAAGATCATCTATTGCTTCTACAGCATTCTTAGCAATGACGCCAAAATTAATCTTTTTTATCGCTTGTTGTAATAAATTGTATTCATTAGTATGCTGTTCCAATAACTCATTTGCCGAATTATATTGTGACGTTGCTTTTGCAACCTCATCTCTAAGTGTCTTTTGTGTTTCTGTTATTTTTGTCTGTTCATCTTCCAGAAAAACCATTTGCTTTACGAGTTCATCATGTGCATCACCTGCATTTTTAGCTTCTATGCCATTTGCTTTTAATGCATCTGTATTTCGTTTCCACCAGTCATTTAAGTCCTCGGTTGCACCTATATCGGATAAGATTTCGTTTAGTTTATCCAACGCTTCTGCGTTATCTTTGTAGTTCTGCTCTGATACTTCCAACTCGACATTAGCTTCCGCAAGTGCCTTACTGTACTGCTCTACAACATCTTTGTATCCTGCAACTCTATAATATTCTTTCTGTGCTTCTATAGTCTTTAATAGTTCTTCCTTTTGTGCTGTATATTTTCCAGTAGTCATATCAATCTGATTTGCTAATTCTGGACAAATATCAATAAGCTGTTGTGCTCTCGTTTTTAATGTTTCTTGATCTGCTGCTGTTAAGCTCGTCTTGTCTGCAAGTTCGAAATATGAATCTGCAAGCTGTTGAAGCTGATCTGCACTTGCTTCGGATTTAGATGTTAAATCCTTTGTAGTGTCAGCTAAATCTCTTAGATTTTGTGCAGCATCTTCCATTTTCTGGTTATTTGATCCTATTTCTTCCTCAAACTCCAAAAACTGATCTGCAATCTCTTTTTGCCAACTTTTATGGAAATTATATACAGCTAACCCTATTGCTGCGATCGCCGCTGCTATTGCTAAATAAGGATGCGCAACGACAGTAGCTGCAAAATTCAAAAGAGTATCTTTTATTGCCAAAATCTTTGTCTTAATATTGTCTAATGCTGATAACGTAATGGTTGATATTTTTATTGCTGCAATTACTCCAAGAATGGTTGCTTCTATTGGTGCAGCAGAAAATATACCAGACCATGTGCTTAGCCCAGCATTTATAGCTTTCCAAATTACCTGCGCAATTTTTCCACATATGCCAAGCCAATCTATATCAGACAGGAACTCTCCGATTTTCTTTCCAATCCTATACCAATTCACTCCATCAATAGCAGAAATCATTGCATCAAGCAAACCTTTCGCCCATGTATTCAATGTTCTTGCCAAAAGAGTAAACTTGAAAGTTTTGAAAAATTTATTAATCCCTGCTGCAATAGAATTTCCAAAATTCTTCCAGTTAAATCTCGTTCCAAAAGAATTTAAAAACTCCAATGCAGTATTCAATGCCCCTGCAATCGTTTTTCCGACATTCCCGAACAGTCTCGGATTAATAAGACCATTAAGAAAGTCTGCTAAACCTTTACCGAAGTTTCTTGCCTTGGAATAAATCTTATCCCAGTTGATAGACTCCATAGCTTTTGATAAGGCATCACTGATGTATTTTCCAAGTTGTTTCAGATTTTTAATATCACTTTCGTAATTTTTGAAAATGGTATCAGTCTTGACAAGTTTACCGCCACTGGCACCGCCTGATGCGCCACCACCGCCGGAACCGCCCGAACCTTTTTTGCCAGAACCATCATTTGTGGTAATCAGTTTCAATTCATCAAACTGACGGACACCCTTATTCATCTTGTCAATGTTCTTTGCCGCCTGTCCTGTGCTGTCCGCAACATCATCTGCGCTCTCTGCAGCATCTGAAAAGTTATCTGCAAGCCCTGCACCGGAATCCTCATATTTCCATCCGAAGATTGCGCCTAAAGCGTTTGTAACCTTTGTAACAAAGCTGATAACAACCAGTAAAACGGAATTGAGTGCTTTTACGAATGGTTTGAAAGCATTGATTAATGCTCCACCAATAACACTGCCAAGCTGTTCAAACGACTGTTTTAAAATTCTGATCTGGTTCGCCCACGAATCAGCAGTACGCGCAAAGTCTCCCTGTGCTGTCTGCGTATTGGCAAGGACGTACTGATACCGGAGCATTGTCTTTTCAGCCTGTGACATAGACGCAATATCAGAATCCAAACCTTGTTTCATCGCCCATTCTTTAAGAGTTGCCTGTGTAAGATCAAGACCGTAATCTCTTAATGGGCGTGTCTGTCCGGTAAATATTGCAGCTAAATCCTGCGACACAACATCCTGATCTATGTTATACAGAGATGCCATATCAGCAGTTAATTTTGTTAAATTCAAAGACACATCAGCCATGGAATCAGACAAACCAATATAGCCATCTGTCTGTTTGTTTAAGAACTCATTGGCTTTCTTTATTAAACTGCTGTCAATTCCCATGGCTGTTCCCATTGCTTGGAATCGGCTTGCCGTCTGTTTCAGTGTCAGTTCTGACATACCGAACTGACGTATAGAATCCTGTGCAAAGTCATTGACTTTCTTTGACATGTCCCCAAAAGTAACATCAACAACGTTCTGAACCTCTGTTAATGTGGATGATATGTCGATTGCATTTTTTATTCCTCTTATCGCTCCGTACAGACCAAGATAAATCCCCATAGAGGACAAAATCTGTCTTGTGAATGACTTGAGTCCAATCAATGCTTTCCCTGTGGATGTCTTAAATCCAAGGAAAGAACCGGAAAGATTACTGATGCTGTTATTTAATCCAGTAATCGCACCTCCAGATCTGTTTGAAAGATTTCCAAGTGCCTGTGTCATTTGTAAAATATTTGCGCTTACATTTGGTGCTTTTGAGAGTGTCTCAAACAGGTATTTGAGATTGTCAGCAAGTAAAGGTATATTAGTTACCGCACGACCGCTTGCAACGCTTCCAAGCCTTGATATGGACGTTACAAGATTGCTCATATTGGTCATATCAAAATTCAATGCACCTATCTTGTTCATCTGGCGTACAAAGTTTTGTAACTGCGCAGATAAAGCCGGCAGATTCTTTGTCGCCTGTGTAGATGCCTTGCCACCAATTTTTGACAGTGCCGACACCATGCTTCTGATTCCGCTTGCAATATTTGAAAGTTTTGCAGTGTCAAACGATATGCTTTCCCGGAGCCTATTCATGCTGTTTACAAGGCTTTCTATGGAATTACTTGCTTTTGCAGAGTCAGCTTTGATTTTTATTTGTAATTCATCAATGTCTGCCATATATGCACCAACTTTCTATGCAAAATAAAAAGACGGTAGGCTGTGACACCTTACCGTCCTTGATCTACTCTTTTAATTTTTCTCTTGTAACCGGTCCACATTTCTTATCTACTGTAATTCCGACTTTTTTCTGGAATGTTCCAATCCCAGTAGCTGTATCATTTCCAAGAATACCGTCCACATTACTGTTTCCCTTTTTATCTTTTTCATCCAGGCATCCGTGATAAATAAGCTCCGTCTGAAGCCATCTCACATCATCCCCTCTCATGCAAGGGAATTTTTTCTTTAAAATCCTTGCAGGTTCCGGGTATGGGTTTAAATGATCTTTTACATTTTTTCTAGGGTTTCCGCTTGTCACAATCGCTGTATGACCTTTTGTTTTTGTGACAATAACATCTCCATTGTAAAGAACCATTCCTGCCGCATAACCTCCAATGTCATCAAACATGCCACTAGAAAGAAGTACAGATTTTTCATTTGCTGTGGTGAAATTTCCAACATCTTTTCCAGTTGCATGAATAATGCATGCACGTACCGTTGTGCCGCAATCTGCTTCTGTTTTTACTTTTGAATTAATACCATATTTGACAATTCCAAGCCGGTGTCCCTGACAGTAGCCAATATTATCATTATTGCACGCTGTAATCATTGATTCTGCCAGTTTATCCGCCATATTTTTTGTTTTTGGTCTTAACACATACCATCCTTTTTTATGAACATAAAAGTTTTGCATACTTACTTCTGTTCCTGTCTGATCTCCCGGTTTCCCACCGGTCAATTTCCCATTTTCATCATGTCTTGCAGATCCAATTCTAATTGACATATTTATACCTCCAAGTTCTTTTCTGGTTTTGGATGGCTCAACTCATAGTTTGACTGCATAATTTTGAGCTTTGCCACAAATAGCTTTCTCTGTTTCTTAATTTCTTCTTCCGTCATTTCCGAATCATATTTTCCTTGCTGTTCATTGATTGGTTTTTCAATATACTTTGATTTTGCTTTCCGACCGGCAAGGCAATGTTCTACTGCCACCGATACCGCAGACAATCCATATGTTCCAAACCACATCCACATCTCATTGTCTCTTTGCTTTTTATCTAAGTTGTAAGCATCCGCATAAGGCTGTAAATCAGCCGGGCAGGACGCGTCTATATCATGCACGGTAAATCCATACCCTTTTGTAACTAAAAGCCAGAATGGGCGGATTTCCGCACAATATGTTCCCCATGTAAGTTCTCTCTGTTCTTCTACTTTTTCCTCGGAGTTTTCTTCTCCGCTTCTTTCTGATCTGCTTTGAGCAGTTTTGATAAAAAACCGTTTTCAAGCAGCTCCGCTAAAAGTGCATTGTAAAGTACCTGAACATCTGCATCTTCTCCGTCAAAGTAATCATCCAGCATGGCATATACTTTTCCAAGCTGCTGTTCCTTTTCTCCCTCATTGTCCGGATTGTATCCAAGTTCCTCTTTGTGAAACTTCTGCGCGCCTACAAGGATTAACTCTGGAAGAAATAAAAGGATTTTGTCAACCGCTTCAGTATCTTCCATCTGGTCTAATTTTGCTACTTTCTTGATAATTCCGCTTTTCACGGTTGCTTCATATCCAAACTTGATCTGTAATTCTTTCTCGCCAAATTTTAATTTTGTCATTTTCTTTCCCTTTCTCCCTCTCATATAGGGAAAGGGCAGTCCGAAGACCGCCCTGTTCTTTTAAATTGTTTCTTCAAGCTCTGGCTCGGTTGTCTGGTTATCGTCAGCCGATCCAACCGAACTATTCGACTGACGTGTTATTCCCCCGGTGTAAAAGCTACAGCGGTGTCCATGCCCTTGTATTCTTCAATGGTAAGGTTCATTTCAACCGTCAAAAGCTCATTCTGACCAATCTCCGGCTGCGGTATCTGCTCCGGTGGCTGAGCCACAACAAAAAACGCATCGGTAAATCCAGGAATAATAGTTTCAAACCACATTCTTTTCCCGCCGGAAAGCGCCTTATACGCCGTGATAAGTGCTTCCCACTCTTCCTTTGTGGCATCCGTAAGGTTTACCGTGATAGGGAAAGAGCCACCGGTATCTGCGCGCCCCTTTACATATCTGGTAATAGCATCTTCTAATGCAGATGCGTCAATCTGTTCCGGCTCAATGTTGATACCGCCGATTGCGTTAATTCTTGTAAGCTGTTTAAACGATGTAGGCTTTGTTCCGGCTGTGGTTTCTGTTCCATAGCCAAACGTAATGCCTAACGTAGACAATCCTGCTTCTGCCATTTTTACCTCTCTTTCTACCGCCAAATAATGCAGTTATCGGGCGCATCTTTTTGCACCCGGTGCATAAAAAATAGAGCCTTTCGGCTCTTTTACATCAATCTGTCGTTGGCTCCGATTATCCGCCGGAACCTTGCAACGCTTCTAAATTTTTTCTCACTGTCATTTTTAAACTCCGGCATTGCTGTGATTTGAAATCGCATCTGTTTAAAGGCATCAGCTAAAATAGCCATAATCCCTTTTGCATCGCTCTGCTTTGTGTTTGTAATGACGTCAACCTGTATTGTTTCCTGCACCGCATTTACGGATGTGCCCTCTAAATCTGCCCCACGTTCAAGCCCCGGCATCTCATGTATGTAAATAGTCGGAAAAACAGGGTCTTTATCAAGGTTCTTTTCAACCGTTGTAAATGCAGTGTCAAAATTCATGCTTTTGTATTTCTTCTGGAGTTTTGGTTTGGCTATCGTTACAACATTGGAAAAAATGTTTGTTTCAAGGTCAAATACCCACTGGTTGTCTGCCATTATTTAACCACCTCATATGTTTTCTTGAAAATATCCGGCTTGCATGGATATAATTCTTCACTTACACCGCGGATAATATAATCTCCAACAGTAACATGATGGTTTCCTTCAAGCGTCTTAATGTAAAGTTCGCATGGCGGCGCGTCTTTTGAAATCGGATTTTGGTAAAACAAAACGCCTTTTTCAAATGCTTCTGACGCCCATTTCGGCACGTACCAATTACCGTCTTTATCCTTTAAATCACCGTCGTACTGAAATGCTTCAATTACTACCGGTTTTTTCCTGTACTTCATTATCCAAATACCTCCTTCGCTGTCTGTGTTACAATTTGCCGCAACTCATTTGCGGTCAGATACATAAATGGTCGGCTTGGCATTCCCTCTGTAAACCACCAATCGCCATTGTCGTCCTGATAAAACCATCCATATCTTCCATCTGAAATCTGATGGATAGTTTTTCCACTTGCATACTGCCACGAAACACCCTCTGGCAGTTTTCCCGGATAAGGGCTTTGCTGTCCAACAATTCCGGTTCCAAACTCAACAAATGCGGCATGGTCTGTACCGGCTATTACCGCCCATATCCCGCCGCACTTAGTGCTTCCTTCATATTCCGCGTGAACACTTGAAATCAGTTCCGATGTGAATATTGCGTCAAGGTCAGCAATTTGCACTCTGGCAATCTCTACGCCCTTTTCCGCGAGTTTTTCTGCCAATAGCTGACACTTATATGTCAAGCTGTTTTGATAGGCTCTAAGCTCTCGTATGGCGTTCTGAATAGACTTTTCAGACAGGCTCATTGTGATTACTTTCTTTCCCATTCAGCACCTACTTCACATTTTTTTGCAATAAGAACAAATCAACCGTCAATCCTTCGTCTGCGACACCTTTTACGATGTAATCAGCCGAATTTTCATCAACGATTGTATTCTCTTCATCTTTGTACCTTACATCTGACCGTTTCCATACCAAAGAGCCAACGCTCAATGGAAGTTTCCCTTTGTCCTCGACAATCTGAACAAAGTTTGTGGAATTGTCAACGCCAAACTCTTTTATAAGTGCTTCACTCAATTTATTGCTGATTGAAGAACAAAAAACCACAGGCTTTTCATAACCTGTGGTGTATTCTCCTGTCGTTTTTGGTATTTTGTTTCCGTCATCGTCAAGGTAATAAATTACATTGCCATCAGAATCCGTGTATGAGGAATACTCAATGTTCCCCTCTTCATCCGTAACGTATACCGGAACTTTCCCGCTTTGTAACGAATAACACATTTTTTGCTTATTCAATTCAAGCATTTTATTTCACATCCTTGCCAAACCGTTTCCACAGTTCAGACAATTTTTCCCAGCCATACATTGCAACAAAAGCAACAATAAATCCTGCAATAATAGCCGCCAAAATCATGTACCATAAAATTGTCATCTGAATATACTGCATATATGCCACAAATGCAGCTACAGTAATTCCAATGGAAAGTACAAACACAAGAATGTCTGTCGGCACCTTAGAAAACGCTCCTACGCCCTTGATAACCTGTGTTATTACAGATACAACAAAAGCAAGTGCCCCAATGATTGCCAAAATGATTGTCATATTGGCAATAACGCTCTGTAAAATGTCCATGATTACACCTCCTTATCATCATTAAGACGGTTTTCAATTCCGTCAATTCTGTGATGCGCTGATTTCACACTTTCCTCAACTTTAATAATCCGGTTGTCATGTGAGTTGATTTCTTTTCTCATCTCCGAGACTTCATTCTTAATATCCGTCGTGTTGTTTGAGATGGCATCCAGTTTCATATTGATGCGTGTATTTTCTTTCACGCGTTCCTCAACATCCTTTGTGTCTGTTCGCTTGTTATTCTTTAATCCCATATAGACGGAAAAACCGAGTGATAACACGCTTATAATGATTGCTGTAGATAATTCTATCGTCACATCATATACCGCCTTTCTTTGTAATTGGCACACCGCCCACCACCGCTCAATGTGTGCCGCCTGCTATCGTTTTGTCAATGTCGGCAACACGATAACGCTCAATCTTCTAAACTCCTCGAAATCGAGGGGTTATAATGATTTTATAAACGGAAATACTCCCACAAACAAGCTTTCCCTGTCTTTCCAGCTACGGCTTACGCCGTTTTCTGAATAGCTTGCCATATAGGCTTCTCCTGCCTGTGAATGGTCGTACACGGATAAATTGACGATTACATCCTCAAACTTTTTCAAGTCTTCGGATATTTTTTCATCCGTGTAGCTTTCCGGGTAATTCCGCTTGCTTACTACTTCATTTCTTGCCTGTTTGATAAGCTGTTCAATGTAAGGATTATCTTCTTTCTGGTCGAACACGACAACATCAGAAGTAACACCATCTTCGTCCGTAACGGTTTCAATATGAAATTGTTTCAGTCTGATTTTGACCTGCTCTAATGTTGTATATTCGTCCATTCTTCCCTACCTATAATCCGAACTGCTCGATCAAAATGCGTTTCAGTTCCGCTCCGCTGATTTCTTCTGCACCTTCAATTCCATGTTCAGCGGCAATTGCCTGTAAATCAGCAGTGCTCATTCTGTTAATCTCTGTCTTGGTGTACCCGCCGGAAGATTTCTCTCCCGGAACAATGTCTGGGATTTCATCTCCTGCTTTGTACCATCTTCCATTGCGCTTTACCGTATATTCAGCAATCATACCGCACCTCCTACGCAACTTTCATGACAACAACGCTGTCCATGCCCTCAAAAGTAGGCAATCCGATCATTGACACAACGCAATGAGTGTTGATCGGATGATTTGTTGCGTATGTATATACCGAAATACCGGTTTCTACAATAGAAAGGTTTCCGTCTGTCAAACTTCCGCTTCTCTCTTCCGGTGTCTTTCCAAAGACATAATCTCCAAGGTACACGCCGGATGCCTGCGCTGAAATAACTCCTGTAGGAATAAAATATTTGGTAGCACCGTCTGCAGGGTCGATGTAAAGTTTGTCGTAAACTTCAATCTCGATGCCGTATCCTCTAAGATACTCTGTAACCTGCCCCTGCTGTAAGCGAATACCGCCATTGTAAGCAGTAATTCCAAGCACCTGTTTCTTTGTATCCTCCGCCTTAAGGACCATTTCCCATGTTTCTGTATTCATGCTAAAGCGTGCAAGGGAATATCCTGTTTTCTTTGCAAACTCACGTTTAATCTCGATAAGGTCGTCAAGTGGCGTTGCTGTTTCGGATGCAGACCATTTATCGGTATCGCTTCCGGAGATATCCTTGTAATGGTCTCTCTTGTGCGCCACTCCATTGTCCGAAGTATAATCCACATAGTAGCTTTTTCCGCCAATTGTTACCTGTACTCTTGGAATACCATCAGATGGTGCTAATAACTGCCAAATCTGGCGTTCCGGCACTACTCTTGCTCCTTCAATAAGCATCATCGGTTTTTTGCTGATTTCTCTAAGCACCTGGTTTGCCATGTTGGAATTTTCTGCCGACTGGTAATTTGCATACTCCTGCTCTTCACGCTCTGTTACCATGTAAGATTCACGGTAGAACGGCATTTCGTTCTGAATGTCAGAAAATCCACCGACGTCTCTTAGCTCTGCCTGTGCATCAAAATTGGATGCCTTTAATGATACTGGAAGACCGTTTTTCCCTTTGATAAATCTAAGCTCAAGGCTGTCCTGTTTTCTGGTTCCAAATTTCTGTCTACCTAAGTAAGGCGCAGAACCAAGCGTTTTTTCATAATTATTCCACATAACCCCAAGGCTTCTTGCGGTAAATGCTTCTGCTAATGGTAATGCCATTCTCTAATACCTCCATTTCTTAATCAAAAAAAGTGACACGCGGTGTTGCTGCTTTTGCAGTTGCTTCCACGGTCACTCCGTTCGCTGTTACCTTTGCGCTGTCAATAGAACCCTGATATACATAAGTTCCAGGCGCATCTCCCATTGTTACGTCAACATCTTCCAGAAGATACCCTTTGCAAGATTCGTCATTGCTTGGAAAAGGTGTCCCAGCCTTTGCAATCTTCTTTCCGTTTGCATCGGCACTTGACACCATTGTCTGCGGAACGATGCACGCCGCACCCTCATAAGGAAAGAATTTTAAAATTCCTTTACTCTGTGTAAAGTCTCTTTCAATCGGTTTTCCCATAATTTACCTCCTATAAAACATAATGGTCTTTGGCTTCTACATTTTTTGCCGGTTCGCCAAAGCTGATACTTTCGGCATTTTCAACATCTGCCGTTTTTTTATTCTCTCCACCTGCAGTACCGCCGCCCGGATTTTCAGTATTATTTGCAATCTCCTGTTCCTTTGCCTGCGCTGCCGCGGTTTCCTTTTCGGATGTAATCTTTCCAAGAGCGTCATAATCAAGGCTTCCATCATCTTTGACGACAGATTTTGCCTGCTCTGCATTGATTTTTAACTTTTCCATCAATGCTTCGCGCTGATCTCTGATGGCGTTTTTCTTCTGCATATCTGCAATCTGCTGATTTGCTGTCTCTAACGCCTTGTTTGCTTTTTCAAGTTCCGTGAGGTTTCCTGCTTCCATTTCATCCAGCTTTTTCTGCAACTCATCTGCGCTGTCTGCCTTTGCCTTAAGCTCTGCTGCTTTTGCCTGTTCTCTCTGTACGGCACTGCCGTAATCAGCAATGATTTTTTCAACATTTTCCTCACTGATACCCATTGCAATTAACTCTTCTCTTTTCATTGATTACCTCCGATATGTCTTTACGAATTTTTGCGGTGCAACGACACCGAATGACACTGTTGATTTTTACGCTCACAACTTTGCGAATTTTTATAAAATAAAAACAGCCACCGATTACTCGGTAGCTGTCTTATTTTGCTGTTTATTTAATTGGTTTACAATTTCCTGTGCTTTTTGTTCCTGCTCTTCTGCATTATCAATTGTTTTCCACAACGCATCTATATATGGCTTAGACAAGAGGAATGTCTTTTCAGCATCTCCCCAAAGCCCCACCGTTTTAATGGCAATAAGAGGATGTATGCCGCACTCTAAAAGCTGATATAGTGTTTGCGACTTTGTATACATATTGTCTTGCGGGCTATGATTGATTTGCACATCAAAATCCCTCATTGACAATTTCAAATCATTGTCCTTAACGCGTATTACATTTAAGACAACTTTTGCAAGTCTCTTCTCTGCCGATTTCACAATTGGGTCTTTTAATTTTGCTCTTGTCTTTGAAAAATCCCATCCAGCCCTTAATGATACTGCTCCTTGTGTATCTCCTCCAGAGTTTTGGGACTCTCTGTTTGGTATTGCTAATATTGCCAAGGCATTGTCCCACAAATCATCTTTTGCCACCTGACACTGGCTCTGATTTAGTTCCTGCGTCATAATCTCAACATCGGCTTTGTTATCCTTGTTATTGGACTTTACCGTCAAAGCATGGCTCATTTTCATCTCTTCAAACGTTTTTTTGTCGATTTCACAGTTCACAAACTTAACCCAGTACTGAACAAACTGCTCAATTCCATCCATTCTGTTTGACTGCATATTGTTTATGGCATCCAAAATACCTATGACAAGCTCAATATCAGAAATTCTCTCATGATTATTTGGAAACTCAACAATAGGTATACTTCCAAATGCATGCAATTTCCATTCAGAAACTACTCCGTTTTGAAGTTTACATGAATAGTTGTCCGTATAGCACAGTTTGTACCATCTTCCATCTTCGTCTTTAAGCTCCTGCACCGCAACCACCGGTTCTTCCGTGCTCCGATTATAAATAACACACGTATTCATTGGAGTAGGCGCAACAATTTGAAATGGTATTTCTCCATTTGCAAATCTTACCGCCTTAAAAGATGTTCCGGTTGCTGACTGCCACTCTCCTGCTTTAATGTCTTTTTCCTGTTTATTCGCATCCACAAGATAGTCATTCAGCGCATCCACTGCCCGATTAATTTCATCATCATCTTTTCGACTGATAAACTGTATTGGCTCGCCATATGTCTGTCCTACTTTGAACTGAACAATCTCATACGCATGATTTTCTACTATTTTGTTTGTAATATCAGCATTTTGCACCTTTACACGGTATAAAACAGGCTGATCGCCTTTGTAATATCGCCAAAGATATTCTATGATGGTTTTGTTGTAATAAAAATTTCCGATGCAGTCTCCCACCACATTGACAATATTATCTGCTGTGATGGTTTCAACATCTGTATATAAAATTTTTCTACCATAACAGCCTTTAACAAGGTCTTGGAGAGATTTGTCATTTCTCATTTTTTTCTCCTAAATAAAGGTCATTCCGCTGGATGTTGTACGAAACGGAAGAGATTTTAATTCTGTTTTTCCATTCTCCGGATAAAAAACAACTTTCTTGTGGCATTTTCTGCACTCAACAGAAATTTGCATTGTTGAACGCCCATCGTGTGTGGCAACTTTTCTTCCGCAACGCGGGCAATATATTGTTTTTGGTTTATATACCATAAAATCCTCTTTTCTTTTCAAAAGAAAAAGCACCGTAGATTTCTCTTCGATGCTCTTCCAATGGGGGATGGTAAAGTGTTCAACTATTTGTTGACTTCTTCGATTATAACTATATCATTTTTTCAATATGACATTCTATGACATTTTCAAGTATGTTGCTCCATACTTCTCCTCAAATCTTTTTAATGCAATTCCATGAAGCCTTATTGTCTGCCTCCAGGAGTAATTCATTTCAGTTGCAATAACCTCAAATGTCTTTTTTTCTATGTACTTTGAAAACAACACATTATAGACATTCTCATCTTCCATACTGTCTATCTGGCTGATGATCTTATCTCTTTTGATAATATAATCATCAACCATCGCGTCTATGTTTCTTTCAATTTCATCAATTTTTGCCTGTTTTGTTCCTATCTTGTCAAAATTTGGCGTTGTCATAACTCTTTCTTCGTTTGACACAGCAGATATGCTGCATGCCAGCTCTTTCAGTTGTGCAAGCTCTACCAGCTTATTATTTATCATCCGGTTAAGCCTGCTTATCTGGTTCAAATAGTCCTTTGTCGTCATATCAATACCTCCTAAACGGATTTACTGCCGCTTCTACTTTAGCTACGTTATTTCCATTTGTCACTCTAAGCGCAAAGTTTGAAAATACATCCGGCACATCATCCAACTGCTTTTTACCGGACACTGAATATCTCTTGAGAAGAGACATCATTACTCCATATGGCTCATTTGGCTTATATAATGATGGGTCTTTAAATATAACGTGCTGCAATATCCAGTTAGAGCACTGGAAAATCCTTGCTTCCTTATTTGTCTCCGTCGGTGTGTCAGTAATGTTACATATCCATCCTTTTTTTTCGACACGCTTGTTTACTTCCATTGCGACACGGTCTCCGCCGGCGTTTCTCTCAAATTCACATTCCTGCACTTTGTTGTTTGCCAGAACGTTTGCTGCATTTTCATACTGCATCTCATAATCTGCCGTGTTATCGCAAACACAATCTACACAGTAGTAATCTTCTCCGTATTTTTGCAATACAGGCAGAACAAAATAGTCTGTTCCCTTTCCCTTTGTATCGCATTGACCGGTTACAATTTCTGGCTCTCCATGTGGCAAATTAAGATACCGACGTATTTTATCTTCCGGAAACAGCAATCCCTCTCGTTCAATCGGTTCCTGTTTGTAGAGACAACGATATGATATGTCGTCCATCAATAATTGCTGGTCTTCAAAAAATTCTTTTGTAAAACCGGAAAACTCATATTCAAAGTTGCTTTCTCCGGTAACTGGGTCTACATCCGGTACCGCAATAACCTTTACTCTCGGATTGTTCTCGTACATATTCTGAATGCGCCCTATGACGTCGTGTACGCTCCATCTTGTGGCAATATGTATTTCCTTGCAGTTCTTACCGTCCGTGTCCTGTATCTTTCTCTGGCGGGCATCTACGGCATATTTATCCCACAATTTATCAAGGATAATGGGGTTCATTGCTTCTTCAATTCCGCCTATCATATCGTCAACCAGTAAGAACTTAGATGCCCTTACTTTACCTGCATTCTTACTACCAACAGACGTACATTGTACGGATGGAAACGATTTGTACTTCCCGACATTAAATTGCTCCATCTTTGCGTTTGTGCTCGTCACGGAAAGATCTGGAAAAATTTCATTCCATGTATATTCTTCCGTATTTGTAACGATATCGTACACACCGTCATAGTACATTCTGGTAATATCTCCGCTGTGCGAATAAAAAAGGCTGAAATCTCTCGGAAACCATCCGGCAACAAGTGCGTGAAACATTTTTTCTACCGTTGTTTTGCCTGCTCCCGGAACAAGGGATACGCACAGGATGTCATATCTATCATCAATCATGCCTTGTAAAGCCTGTGTAAGCCCTATTTTGAGAAATTGGTTTCTTCTTGGCATATAAAACCGTTCTTTAGGCTCTCTTTTCTTTTCCAAATACTGGAAAGCACTATCCACAACTTTGTTTTGCGCTTCCAAAAGCAAAATTCCGTAATATTTGTCCAGAATTTCATAAAATACCTTGTTTTGGAATGAATATTTCTCTAAATCCCATGGTGTGCCACCTGTAGATTGAAAAATAAACTGCTCCGTCAGTTCTTTCGCTCTGGCAGAAATCTTTAATCCGTACTCAACATCTTTTTCCGTCAATATGGCTACTCTTGCCGCTTCTGCCATGGCATTTATAACAGCTTCATCTATTCCATGTGTATTTATGTAATTTTCATATCCATTTACTGTGGAAATTAGGCTTGAACTTGCCAAAAGAAAAGCACCTCCGCAAAAAAGCAGAAGTGCCTTAAGACCTCTGCCAATAATTTTTGTTGGTTAGCGACTAACTCCGTTTGTTAGCCGGTAATAATTTTTAAATTCTTGCTGTACAGTATTCTGCCTCAAATTCCTTGTTTTCTCCGTTATAAATTGTGACTCCATTCTTGTCCGTCTTGTATCTATCAAACACACATACAGTATTTATGCCATTTCCAACACAGTCTGCATGAAAGTCTATGTTGTATACCTTTTTCTGCCATTTTCCGTTAGCATAAATCTTTGTGTAACCGCCTTTTCTTGTTTTAATGATTATTTTACTTCTTGTTTTCTTCATTTATTTACAACACCTTTCTTGAAACTTCGGCACATTCTTTTCTTTTATCGTCATTGGTGCATTCTCTGTCTGTGTTATATCGGCAAAATGTCAGGTTGCATTTTTTATTATTAGGTTCGATAGGCTCTTGTTTATAAAAAAATTCATAAAATTTTTGCCTGTCTGCCTCGTTATTTGCCACAATAACAGGTTCATCTTCTAAAGTAAAACAATCTATAGGCTCTCCGTTTCTACCGCCTATTTCGCGCGATTGTGCTTCTCTAAGTGCTTCACGCTCTATTGATTTAATTACTTCTGCCATGCTCATTCTTCAATACTCCTATCAAATCATGCATTTGAATCAGTAGTTTTTAAATATTCAACGAACTGTGCCCAAGCCTGTTCGCATGTTAAATCGCCAACAGGATTTTGAACGTAGTATTCTTGGAAATATTCCCTGGCCTTTTCTTTTTCATCTTCGGAATATGAATCCCATTTAGAAACTCCAGATTTCTTTTTGAAAAATTCACATTCATGTTCACTGTCTGCAAATCCAGCACCAGGAATCCATTTTTCCGGATGGTTGCACATTTCAGCCATCCCTACAACTTCGTTTCTATCAAATCCAAGGTAAGCACAATCATAACACGTCATTCTTCCACCAACTTTCTGCCGCACATCGGACAAAATGCAATATCAAAGTATCCTTTTGCCATACAGTGGTTTGAATAAATCACAATTCCGGGGACTTTGTCCGCTGTATTCATCATAATTTGCGCATTTGTCAAATTCGTTTCATTTGCACACTTCTGAATGGGAATATTAGCGCCGAATATTCTGTTATCACTATAGTTCTTACAAAAATCACACATTTTCAACATCTATCCCTGCATCTGTGATAAAAAACTTTTCTTCTTACATTCGCTTCATATGCTCTTCCAAGTGACCGAACAAACAGATATTTCTTTTTCTCACAATCCATGTAATCCAAGGATCCCATATATGGCTCCAATTCGTTCGAAAGTTGTTCCACAAAATCCTTGATATGATTGAATGTCTTAATTGCCTGTTCTTGTATAAACAAAACTATTGCTCGCCAAGTATCAATTACTTTTTCAGTATACTCAAGAATCATCTTGCATAATTTCCGACACCACAATTTGAACTCGACAACCATATATCCTTGCGATTCAATAACTTTTTTCTGTTCATTTGTTACGTTCAGGATCATGCTCAACACCTGTCTTTCAATGCTTCCATCATCTGTTCGCATCTATCCTTATTTTTGCAAGAAATATCATTCATATATTTCTTTCTATTATCCGAATAACAGGTAATGTCCATTTGCTCCAACACCGGAGAAAAATCTTTACAATATGAACAATAACTTTGCAGATTCAAATTATATCCGTCCACGCCAACACCTACTTTCTGTTCTTCCGGAACTGCTTTTCGCAATATCCTTTGGTGCAATAGCCACCGCAGGACATATCCACACCCATGAAATAGCTTGCTTTTTCCTTTTTCTTGTAATATTTGCAGTTCTTATTCTGACAATCCATGCTCACACCCCCTCTATCTTCCCATCTGGCAACTTCTTCTTTAATTCACTGGCAACAATAGTAAAAGTAATTTCCGGACATTCCCCATCGGCTGTGCGAATTTTGTCCACTCTCACCACACCAGGTATCGGTTCTCCGTCAATCAACAAAGATATATATTTTCCGCTTGAACAGTCAATTGTTACTTTTGGGAACATACTCACACCTCACACTAACGTTGCTACGAACAAAATTCCATACCATAACGTTGCGTTGTTTTTTATATCTCCGCTTAAAAATTTCCATCCAGAGTAAATCATCAATACAAGTTTTGTAATAATGGATATTAAATCCAGTATCTGAAAAACAATATGCATATTAACACCTCATTTTTGCGTAAAAAAATACCAACCATAGAATAGCAGCACAAGGAATCGAACCTTGTCATACCAAACCATGCCAACCGCTTTCAAATCTGCAATTTCTATTCACGGAAGGGTTTTATGTTACCAATGATACCGCTTACCATCCATACATCTTCCATCGACCTGAACTATTGCAGTAGTGCCAGACTAAGTGAAGATAAGGAATTGATGTGGCGTGGATTTGCACCACGCAGGAGTGTACAATCTGGTCATCTATGTTGTCGGTTTCAACCAATTCTCTACGACAATTCCGTTTACCTATTCCGTCACACATCAACACCCAAGGCATACCTAGGATTTTCGCTCGGGCAAGAGCGCAGATACAAGGACTCGAACCTTGACAACGATTTTACTCGTTGGAGAGATTAGCGATCTCCTGTGATACCATTACACCATATCTGCATAGCCGAGCAGTTTCCGTTTTTTACTTGCTCCACACTACCCCAAGTGCAAGTTTCTTTTAGTCAGCGGTTGGCGCCATCTTTTGAATGGCAACCGCTCAATCCAGTTCCCTGTGCTAAGTTTAACCGGTATATTGATTAGCACCTGTATTTCTGTAACAAACACACTAGGGGTGTACTGGCAACATCGCCCATGATTGGTACGAGATTTGAACTCGTGTTACCACCATGAAAGGGTGGTGTCTTACCACTCGACTAACCAATCTTATAGCGTTTCCACATAATCAGACGGTCCCTTGGAACTCTCGCTGACTATGTGGCGTATTTTTTATTTCGAGTGGGATTTCGCTACCAACACTCTATCCGGTAATGAGACGGACGCTTTTGACGTAAGGACTTGCACCTCACTCGCTCCAAGCATAGGAATCGAACCCACATAGCATTTTCACATGCCTTTGCTAGCCTTATCAATGCTATTAACCGCCATTAATCAGAATCGAACTGATCTCGCACTATGCCGCCAAAACCCTACTTACAAGTTGCGATCTTGCTTTCGCGCGTGGGGAAGAGAGGAATTGAACCTCCAATGTTTACCACTTGGGAACTGATTTACAGTCAGCCGCAACACCGCCAATCGTTGCCGCTTCCCCAAAACCGCCTTCAGACGGTTAGCAATCATATTTTTCGTGCCATGCGTTGCACTATCCTGTGTGATATCACAGGAAATAGGCTGGTGAGGATTTGCACCTCACATAACAACGACTTTCCACAACGGGTAACACCCTTAACAGGTTCCTTCATTGCCTTGTTGATTCAATGACTTGTTCCTAACCAAAGCGTGGTTGTCTTATGCTTAAGCGTCTACCTTTTCCGCCACTGCCTAACATATTTGGGAAATTACATTTTGGGCAGCTCAGGCACCGTGGGATAGATGCCCGAACTACCAATAGGCTGCTGCATGGATCGCTCTTCAACGAAATAACAAGTAGGATTCCCACTTAACCATACAGGCTTACACAGCCGCGCTTCGCGGCAAATACCACCGGACGGTCTCGCACCGCCCTTAACAGAATCGTCCTAGTGGCGAAAGGATGTGTCATGAAAAACACCAAGAAGGAGAATTTACGGAATGGATCGTTAAACCCATTCCTCCATCGGAACGGCAGGAATCGTACCTGCGACCGCTCGGATATAAGCCGAGTGCTCTGCCAACTGAGCTACGTTCCGCTACGGCATATTAAAATGCCGCAATGTAGGATTTTTATCTTGTAAGCAACTCTTACAAGTTGCCAGTAATTTAAAATTTTGTTTAGCTATACTGGATGCTCCGATTTCTCACTCTGGTGCTCTGCGTCGCTATCCAGATTGAGTAAATCTCCGGTGCTGTCCGGTTCCTTTAATTTTGTTATATGTATTCTTTCCTCTGCACAAATGATAGGCAGCTGAAAGCAAATACCAAATATTGGACTATAAAACATTCTGTTACCTCCACATCAGAAACATGTTCAGCAACAGCAACATCACAAGTACCCATAATGCAATTGCTGTTTCTTTGTCTTTGGATTCTCTGCCAGATACAAATAGTATCAGCATAAAAATAACATCCAGCGTCGATATAATCGTTTTAATAATTACCATGGTTGTTTTCCTCTCACAAGTTTCTTTAGCAGGATTCGAACCTGCGAATACTGGAATCAAAATCCAGTGCCTTACCGCTTGGCGATAGCGCTATATTAACACTACTTTTCCGGCATGTAATAGACCATGTTATCAAATACAGTTATTCCCATACAAGGATCATTCATCTCAACGCATCTGATCGATATGTTTTTAGATGCTGCAAACATTTCGGCCACCTGTTGTTTATCCATGTTTGTGCTAATAACTTGAAAAGCCGAAAATGCCTTGTGCATATCAGAGAATACTTCTTTTTCTCTACCTAAATTTGCATACGTCCCAATGGTAAACGTTTTTCCATCAACCATAGCAGTTATCATTCCATGATTTGCTGTGAATACCGCTCGGTCAAAATCAAGCGAAACGTCTTTGCTTTGTGATACTACTCTCATACTTTTCCATCCAATCTCTTTTTGTTTTTGAGGATATTTAAAGGACTTAGTAGTGCTGATTTTCTCAACCTATCAAACCCCCTCCCCATCCATGCCGAATCATGCTTTGAACATTGATAAATTGTTTGAATTGTTCGTTAAATTCCATTCGTATTTTACAACTATTCGCAAAACCCTTGTTTTGTGTAATGTATCAACGATTTAATGCGCCTTAAGACCATTAAGCACTGGGCTTTAAATTGTTTGAATTGTCTATTGCGTTTTTCTCGCTTTTTTCAACCAGAATTGTCGGAGTTGTTCGGCAATCCTATACAATTATTAGCCCCAAGATGTGGCAGTTCTTCGGCTGTCAACGCTCTTGCTCTGGACCCCTGATCTCTAACGCCCGGCATATTGAAACCGCAATACTTGTTGAGTGATGGCATGTAGTTCATGGGGTTCCCTTTGCCGGAAACTTGTAAGCCTACCAAACTTTCCTCACGCATTTCGTCAAGTTTTTTGCAAACGTCGGAACCTGATGAGCCTAGCTGTACGCCATTAACCCATCCATTTAGTGTATCTCTATGTATTCCAGTGAAGAATACAAACCCTGTAATATTAATTATCTTCTCATAGTCATTGCAAAGGTCTATATATAAATCTAATATATTATTAACCTTGTCTGTGTCATATGCATTATTGATATTATTATCATCCTTAAGATATTTTGGATTTGTTTTAAATACATGCTCATAAACATATTTACAACAGTTGTACCATCTGTTTTGAGATACCTTACACATATCAGTTATATTTCTATCTTCCATCCAGAGATTTATATACATGTCAATGTCACTTTTAAAAACATCAACGGTATTATTATTTATTTCCTGATTTTCAAATGCTGACATGATCGACATCTCCTCTGTCCAGTACTGGAATACTTAAAATAAAAAATGCAACTGATACAGTCGAGATCATGATGATCTCGACTGTACCGGCTGCATGAAGTCCGTTTCTTTCGGGACCTCGACGGATCAGCTCCGCCCGTTGCCCGAATGCGTTTTTAATTTAATAAAACAATATCATTCTATCATTTTCTTGTCAAGGTATATTTTAAAATTAAATTTTAAGCCTGTATATTATATATATTATTTATATAAATATACTGCCTTATTTATAATATATATTTTAAATATTACAAGAGAGAATATACTCTTTCTCTTACTCTAGTGTCTTACTCTACGTTGCAAAAATGTTGCAATTTGTTGCAAGAGTGTTGCATTGCAACAAAAGTGATACTATTCTATCATTTTGTCTTGTCCGTAATAAAATTATCATTCTTGAAATTTCGTGAAATTCTTACAAAGATTTTCTACGTTTTGCACAAAAAAGACGGCTGTATTTCAAGCCGTCAAAATTTTTTAACCAACGCCACCAGATATTCCTTTTTCAAGAAAAACCTGTTTATTTTATCCGGTGCATCGTGATTTTCTTTTATGAAATTTTCAGCGGCTTTTCTTACCGCTGCCGCATCCGCCTTATTAATATAAAGTCCTAAATTATGATTTTTACCGGAAAATTTAATCTGTGCACACCATTTGTCATTCTTTTTATAATAATAAACGCCCTTTATACCGGATGAATTATTTTTATTATCTGGTGCGTTGTATGAATTTAAACAACTACCGTTTTCGTGTAGAAGTTTTCTACGGGCGGAGCTGATCGACTCCGTGGCACATTCGTGCTGGAGACAACCGCATGACTGCACATAGCCGCCGGTCAAACGTGACGTGATATAAAAACACTCATTGCCACAAGAACAGGCGCACCGCCATAATGTGCGCCCGTTCTTGTCCTTACCGGCTTTTTCAACAACCTTAAGACGCCCGGTTTCAAACCCTTTCAAATCAACCTTTTTCATTTTTTTATCTCTCATTTTCAAGACGTGCCGCAATGTATTCCAGCACTTCTTTCTTTATCTCCGCCCACTCTTTACCGTCGATATAAATATACTTATCGCAGCTCTCCCCGGAACCCGTCGGGGAATGATCTGAAATTCTCAGATCGAAGCTGTCAAGATAATCGCCGTTGTTGTCCTGTAATTCGACATTGATATAATTGCTCATACCGAAGCATCTGGATGCTTCATGATAACATGAGACGTTTTTAAATTTCTTTTCAATCTGTCCCGGCAATGCCTCACATCTTTTTTCAAGGTATGATCTGCATGTTTGGTATCTGTTTTTTAAAATATCAGCGTCAAATTTCATTTTCATTTCCTCCGTTTTGGTGTTTTCCTTTGATCTGATATTATAATACACCATTAATATAATTTTGTCAACACTAATTTTAGTGCTAGAAGAATTTTATTTTTTCTTCATCAGTTGGGATAATTTCCAGCACGTCTGACGGTTGACATCGCAAAATTATACATATTGTATTAAGTGTGTCCGTCGTGATTCCTTTTCCATTCCGTAAATTCTGCATAGTCGCTTGGCTTAAGATCTTTTCCTTTCTAAGCCGCGCGCCATTATATCCGTGCGCTGAAAGTTCTTTTAAAACATCAATTTTATAAGAGAACATTTTTTAAAACCTCCTGTTTATATTATGCTTTCATTATATATAAACGTGTTTTAAAAATCAATATAAAATTTTTCAAAATAACACTGAAATTAGTGTTGACACACACTGAAATTAGTGCTATTATAATCTCAACAGGAAAACAAAGAACGGAGGTAAGCAAGATGACTGATAAAAAAATAAAGGATTTTACAAAAGGAATTGAAGAGATCGCAAAACTTCATCCAGCAGATCAGGAAAAGGTTTTTCAAATGGTTGCCGATCGAAACGGCGCCGCCGCTGCTGGATACGTTGAAAAGAAAGTAAATGATTATGAAACAGCAAGAAACATGTTAAAAAAATTCTTTAAATAACGGGAGGCATGAACATGAAAAAAGTATTTACACCAGACGGGGAATATTTGGGAAGAGCAATAAAAATTGAAACCACCGAAAACGGCGTTGAGATCACAGCGCCGGGCGATTTTCCGGGGATGATAGAGAAAACAGTCGTCTATCTCGGCGGCTCTATCGTTTATGAAGATGAAAACAGGATTTATATAAAATATTAAGTCGAAACCGCCCGCGTGGCGGTCTGTAGGAACTGCCCCACCTGCACTGATGAGACAGGGCGAACATGGAAAGGATGGTTGATTTATAAATGACACAATTAGAAAATTTGAAAAAACAGATCAAGGAATTAGAAAAATCATGTGATGAAGCGCGTGATAGAATTAAAAACGAGAACCTGCCGTTTTTAAACATTTATGAAAACAGAGCTGCATTTTTTATCAACAAAATAGAAATCCGAAATGTGACAGATCAGGGGATCCGGGTTTACATTGTTTTTGAAGATGAAAAAGAGCTTGCGATCGCGATTAGTGATTATGCAGAGAATATAGCGTTTTAAGCCGGGATCATCCCGGCTTTTTCCAGTGCCTAGATATATTGCAGCTTGACAAGATACGCGCCCGGTCATATAATGCGCTTAAGTGAACACGTATAAGCCATTTTAAGGCTCGCGCAAGGCTATGCAGTGCTTTTATATATTTACAACACGAAACGTCTGTAAATCGTTTTTACGACGTCGCGAACCTGTAAATGCTGCGTTTATCTTGTCCGGGCACACTCCACCGGCATACATCCAGTAAGCATCTGAAGAATCACCGGCAGACCGCCGGGGTGTGAAAATTCTGATTTCTGATCTCAAAATCGAGCCATTTTCCAAGAAGAAAAAATTCAAAAACTGAAAAACGAGATTTCCGGGCGAAAATGGCAATATGCACCATAAAATGTCATGCGTTATTTCACAGTTTGTGAAATTTTACCAATTCGTTCTCTTCTCTTTCTCTGGCTCTCGGTCTGTTTCTGTTTTTTCTGCGATTTCGTTGTTCTTGTTCCCATAAAATTCCTCATTCACTTTCTGGTTGCGTGATTTGTAATTTACAATCTTTACATCTGTGTTCAATTCATCCGGTATCTTCCCAACGATCAACACTGTATGTGGCTGCAACATGTCGATCATAACTTTGAATCCCTCGCAAAACTCTATCCGTGCCGCCTTTGCCCGCACTCTTCCATTTGTGCATACAGCGATCACACCACCCTTACTATACCCGGCAAAACAAAGATCATAATTGTCTTTGTCCGGGATACCTACGGACGGTATAACACGGATTCCGTTCAGCAGCATGTAATGTGCAAGTGCATGGTTCCGGTACACGTTATACAGGTTCAATGCAAACGGCATACCACAATCGCCAGTAGCAATACTGAAATCCGGCATACAGACCGAGTGGAAACACTTCAAGTGCTCCAGGTATTTATCCGGGTTATTCCACAGTCTTTGAAACTTTGAATCGTCAATATAAAAATTCACATTTAATTTTCTATGCCCTTTTATCTTTTGTGAAAAGCTCTCTCCAAAATCTATGGAGTCCTCCGGCAAATAATCCAAGCTGCATGCCGGGACAATCGGGATCTGATATTTTTCATCAAGCTCCGCTCCATAGATCATATATTCTTTCATAACATCAAAAGATGTATGACATCCATTGTACAATACTATCACCCCAAAAACATTTTACCATTTTTCTTCTTGACAAACAACTTCTTTTGTGAAAAGCAAAGAACGTGCGGCGTAATCACTTCTGCTTAGTTCATTTATCAGCTTTTCCCTTGTCATTTCCGGGTTTGTTCTGTGAATATACCGCAGCAATTCATCTATTTTGTCCACTATGCTACCCTCCAATCAATGTTTGACATCAGATCATCCAAAAGATAGATCAAATCAGTACCGTACAGGCTGATCCAGTCCGCAAGATACTCTTCCTGCTCAATCGGCATATGAATGTTATAGGAAAAGCAAAAACAATGACAAAGTTCATGAGCCAGTATTTTGCGCAAATAGCCATTTTCTGGTTTATCCGAAACATATATTATCCTATCATTCCAATCAGTCACAGCAAGGCTAATAGAGCCATCAGAGCGCATTAATTTATGACTTGCGCCGTGAACAAATTCTATTTTCCATTCAATACCATTTATAAAAAACATTTTCCCTCCAAACAAACAGGGGCATTTCTGCCCCTGCCATTACATTTTGGAAACAAGCGTTGACAGCTTGCTCTTTGTCATCGTGCGCTCTTCCGGTGTCATGTCAGAGATAAGCTCCGCCATATCCTCCGAAAGCTCTTTCATGTATTTTTCAAGGTCATGCATCTTTGCGTCCTTGTCCTCTGGCGTATTGCCCTTGTGAAGCTCTTTGCTTTCCATGTAGCTTCTACGGCTCATACCGCTTTTGCCCTCTCTGCGATCACGCATTCCACCATCTGCCGCCATTGTAGGCTCTGTGTAATACATTCGCCCATGTGGTCGGTCAATGTCGCGGTCATATTCCATATCGTGATACATTTCCGGTGTCATGTGCCAGTAAGGCGGCTCGTCATATCCTCTCCGCGTTCCTCTTCCCTTTGGCGCAAATCTGCCGTCTGCATACCGGTAACGGTCATAATACCGTCTGCCGTCTCCGTAACGCTCAAACATATCAAGAACCTGCTCTGGGTCTGATTCGTCCATTGATTTTGTAAGCGTCCGGTAATACATGGCTTCCGCAAGGTCTTTAAGCATGTCCGTGACTTTTCCCATCTCTTCTGTATCTACACATTCGATACCTTTTGCAAACTCACACTCTGCGCTTTCAGACAGTTTTTCGATCATTTCGTGCATTCTCATAATATCCATAAAACCGCCCCCCTATGCTTCCCGGACCGCAATTAAATTGCTGTTCTGAACTTCGATTGCCTGCGTAGACGTATTCTGTACCGCTACCGTAACACAGCAACCGCGAGGAACGTCCACATATGCCTGCGCCGAAACGTTAAAGAAGTTTTCAACTGCCGCCGGTGTAACAATCATTCGAGTTGACTGCAACGGTTCTCCGTCAATTGCAATAGCCAGTGAAATAGCTTCAACTGTGCCACCTGTAGGAATTTGAATGTTTCCGGAATAAGATACCAAAAATCTTGCCCGGCACTGATTTGTAAGTCCTCTCAATTTGACAATGCCGCTTCCCTGTCTATGAAGAATGCATTTTGTTGCGCATACAGGAGTTTCTGTAAATGCAACATCTTCTCCCTGCGCGACAGTTTGAATTGCAATCCCTGTAAATTCTGCCATAATTATTTACCTCTCTTTCAAAAAAATAAGGGCAAACATTATAGTCTGCCCTTTGTGTTTATAAGCAATACTGCACAGCAGACATAATCGAGTTAAACTCAATTAAGATACTCAATTATTTAGTTGTTAGCAATTACATCCTGTGTTGCATCCGCAGCCATACGCATAAGCGTTAGGATTTGGAACAACATATGCAGGGATTGCAGCCGGATTTACAGCGTTGATGATCTGCTGTGTCTGCGCTGACATTGCAGTAGTGAGCAATGCAGACTGGCGATCCTGTGATGCGGCTCTTCTTAAGTCATTATTTTCTGCCTGTAAGGAAGAAATCTTTTCCTGACACAGGTAATCAAGGATTGCCCTTGTTCCTGCCTGCTGGCTGTCGATAATGTCTCTTGTGTTGCTGTTCATGGTGTTCTGCAGTGCACAGGTGTTCTGTGACATATTGTAGTTTACACCCTGGATAGCTTCTCTGGTTTCACAGCAGCAATTAGCCAGCTGGGACTGCAAAGCATTTTGCGCCTGCATAAGTGTCACGTTTGTGGTATTAAATCCCTGCTGTGTCTGGTAGCCAAGGTTGCAGATTGCATTGTCTACACCATGGAAACCGTTCATAACGGCGGTATTCTGTGCGTAAAATCCATCACAGAGACCATTTGTGATACCATCTAACTTTCCGATGATAGCCTGCGTGTCAAACCCACGCTGAATTGCAGAGTCGGTGTATGCAGATGCTGTCGCTCCCATACCTCCGTTTCCTCCCCAGCCATTGCCGCCAAAGCCGCCCCAGCCAAAGATCATAGCGAAGATAATGATAGCCCACCAGCCATCGCCGCCCCACATACCATCATTGTTTCTTCCGTTTCCTGTCACTGCTGCAATATCAGCAAGACTAGGCATTGCATTTCCATTAAACATTTTGTTTACCTCCATCTGATCTATTTACAAATGGGATAACCGGTTATTTTGCGCGCACCCCAAAATGTACTAATGATTAAACATGCTCATAACTTTCTGTTTTGCTTCATCTACCGTAATTCCTCTTTCTTTACAGAGATTCTCTGCCATTGTCTTAAGTCCACCTGTATCTCCGCTTTGATACATTTGCATGGCATTTTTTGCCATAGGATTGTTTTGAACCTGCGGAGAATTCATCATCTGATTTAACAATAATTGTGCCGGATTCATTCTGGATCACTCTCCTTTTTTACCTGTGAAGTTTTTCTTTGACTGCTTGGAATTTTATCTAATCGGTTTTCTATCTGTTCAATCTTCCCAAAAAGTTCATCAAACTTCTGCATAAATGCACCTGTGCACTCGTCTGATAGGTCAAATTTCAATTTTTCAGTATCATGCGATAAATTGCTAACAGTATCATGCGAAACTGGCTTAAAAACGATTGTGCGAATTGTGCCATCTGCGTTCCAACTTTTAGCGTATATTTCTGTCATATCCTGTTTTGGGAAAAATGCAACGCTGCCATCCATTGGCACATCATTGGCAGTGATGTTTTCTACCGCCGGAACTACTTTTCCATTTATGCCAAAAGTTTGAACCGGGATCTGCTGCTGAATTTGCTGCGGTGCCTGCATATAATTTTGTGTATTATCAATGCGTGGCTGATTCATATACGGATTGTATGCGTACTGCTGCCCGTATTGCTGCATCTGCTGATTATAAATCGGATTCTGGTATGCTCCGCTCATATTCATCCTGTTTGACCTCCTCTAAAACATCTTCTATTGCGTGTATGATAGACGACTGCGTTGACAAGTCCAAGGACTGTAACTCTTTTCTGGCAAAAATTTTTTCAAGAACTTCATCTGAAAACACCACCATCCCTCCCTTTGATTATATTTTTGCATAAAAAAAGGCGGCAAAACCGTCACGATTCCGACAGTTTGCCGTCAAAAAATACAACAAAAAAGAACGCATTAAGCGTCCATACATCCGTTCGTGTTACCTTTAGTGTTACCTTTGATTTTGACCTTTAGAAAAGACACCATTCAAAAACTCCTTTCTTTCAGTAAAATCAAGGCTTCACAAGGTTTTCTTAAACAAAAATAAAGTAGCGGAAGGGAGATTCGAACTCGGTATCAATTCTCTCAAACCCGCATAAAT